AAATCCGCGCAATGCGGGTCGCAAGGCGCAGCTTACCCCCGATCAGACCGTAGAGGTTTTGGAACTGCATAGAAAAGGCATCGGCAACACCGAGATTGCAAAACAGTTCGGCGTGTCGCGCCAGACCATATACAAGTATATCTATAATGCCGAACATTTCAGCAAGGGCCCGGATTTTACCATGCGGATGAACTTTATGAACGGTCAGCAGCTGTGTACGGTCATCGACATTGATTTCAAGCACGAGATTGTCCGCATGAAGAACTACACCGACCGAATCCCTTTGCGGGCGTTTGGCGTTGTAGAAAATCCGTCCTGGGCAGATTTTGAAGAATTTTTGAAAGAAAGATGCCTGCCCGCCAGCCGAGCTGGTTTGAAAGATATTCTCCGGGAGATGGAGGTTCCTTTCTTTGATCCGCTGCTGATTATTGAAAAGACCAATGGGCGTATGGCTGGGGACAACCAGTGGGTGCAGATGATCCGTAACATCGCTGCACAAGGAGGGCTCTATGGAAACAATTGATTTAAGCAAATTTGAACCGCAAGAAATGCTGAACCATACATCCAAGGGAAATCAGTTAAAATGGAAATGTGACGGGTATTGGTACAAGGCTGACCACATGGGGTATGAGGGGCTGGCGGAAACGATTGTTTCTGACCTTCTGACCAAGTCAACCGTTCAGTACCCCTTTGTGGCTTATGAGTATTCGCAAATCAAGTACAAAGACCGAGTTTATAGTGGCTGTAAAAGCGCTGATTTTCTCGCGGACGGCTATGACCTTATTCCATTGGAAAAGTTGTATCGAAAATTTACCGGCGGGAGCCTTGCAGTAGATACAGCTCATCAAGGGGAAATCAAGAATCAGATAAAATTTCTGGTAAACTTCGTTGAACAGACAACCGGACTGCAAAACTTTGGGCAATATCTGACCTCGATGCTGGAGATTGATGCATTCTTCCTAAACGAAGATCGCCACACCAATAATATTGCCGTTCAATACAACGCTGCGGACAATACCTATGCGCTATGCCCCCTATTTGATAACGGCTTGTCTCTTTTGGCAGATACCAATATGGATTTCCCCTTGGAAAGAAGCTTAGAGGATTGTCTAAAAACTGTTGAAGCCAAGCCTTTTTCGAGATATTTTGACGAACAGTTAGATGCTGCTGAGGAATTATACGGCATACAGCTTCACTTCAACTTTAGCACAAACGATGTAAAGGCGCTCATCGATAGCTATCGAACCGCCTATAGCCAAGAAATTTGCGACCGCTGTGAAGCCCTTATCCGCCGCCAGATGCGCCATTATGGGTATCTTGTTAAATAGACTTGGGCATAAACTTCGGGTCAAGCCGCAGGACAATATACGGTATGAGTTAGACAAAGCCCACAGGTTGGATATAAAATCCAGCATGTGGGCTTTATCTTTTTACTGCTATTCTGCTTTTATGCGAACATTGAGTCTAGTTCTTTATCTGTAAATATTTTAGACTGCTTCAGCAATCTTTTGGCGCATTCCCGAAAGGCTTCTTTGCTTACAGATTTCAGCCCCGTGTCTTCATATACCAGTGCAATAATGCAGTGCAGCTGTTGAACAAGGTCTGCAGCGGAGAGTTGTGCATAGGTATATCCATCTATACGCTGTATCTGGACTCCTCGAAAACGTGCCCAATCCTGTCCGTACCGAGAAATATACTGTTGGATTGTATTCCGCATAACATCCATGTTGCCTGATTCCAACGCTGCCCATGCCTGCCCGCATTTTTTCTCTGCCGTGTCAGCAAGTGAGTGCGCCGCTTTTGCGGCTTTGATAATGCACTTTTCAAATTGCTCTAACTTATCAATGTATTGCGATTGAATTTTGATGTATTGTAATTGGGTATTGTCCATAGCCCCCTCCCTTCAATTTAAGAGTATTATACCATGATTTCCAAAGCACTTTGCCACGAAATTTTTTTAACAAGTTTTCCTATGATTCAACAGTATATCATTACATATTGGCTTTTTCAAGGCAGAAAAGAGGGAGCAATATAATGAGACTTCTTCTGAATTAACTGGATGCATCGTCTTTGGCAATAATTCCAATATCAATCAGATTTCGGATACAATTAAGCATCTGTTCTGAAGTCGTATCTTCCGGTCTAAAGCCGATGCTAAGAATATACTGAGCAGGTTCAGCATTGTAATACTTGTTTTTATCGAAAATCTTAAAGCGTACATTTTCATTGCAAAAACGATATGTACCCATGTTTTTGCCATCAGGGATAAGCAAATTGGAGTTTTTATATGCAATGGCAGACAAGGTTTCTTCCGATGTAACGTATCTGTATCCTGTATTTGGTACAAAACGAAGATATGCTCCATCTTTTATCTCAGCATATTGGATTAGAGATTTCAGCAGCTCAAAAGAACTTTCAAACGAAAACATTGACATAGTGACTCGCAACTCTTCCCAATCTCTTATACGCATTTGCGAATTAGCTGAGATACACCTAAATTTTAGTCCATTAACTAATAGTTCTGTAACGGTTCCGTCCTTATTTTTATTTGCAGAGAATATGTAATCGTTATTTTCTAAATAATTTTGTATCACATTAAGGACGTCAAGAATATTACTCCTTCCGCCGTAATTTTCTGGCTTGCTTTTGCTTGCAAAAATACTATAATCGGCTGAACAGAAAATATTATCAAAATTTAAGTCCGATTTCATTTCTCTAAAATCGCGAAACAAGTGTGCAAAGTCTTCTTCATCAAATGTTGGTTCGAAACTCAAGTCAAAGTTCTTATTTATTACTGTCACAAAGTTGTTTAGGCTTTCGCTTGAAGTGATATTAAAACCTTGTAAAAGACTGAGAGGAGGTCTTATAGAACCAATGTCAATTCCAACACCAACAGGAATCACATCAATGCCTTTTGAATAAGCAAATCCAGCCTCAAAGTAAATCCATCCAGATTCAATAGAAGTTGGTGTGACAAATACAAACATGATTTTGGCATTGTTTAGGCCATCTTCTATTTTGTGTATCCAGTTGTTTCCAAACGGAATACTTTGCCCATCACTCGACATGAAAATTTGAATGACACCGCTGGTGATTTTTATAAGTTTCTCTTTGATGGGAAGAATTACATTCCTGTCTTTTGCAGAATGGCTAAAAAAGATTGTGGGTTTTTCCATGACTGCTTAACCTCATTTCGAAATTCGCGAGTATGTCACAAAAAAAGATGTTATCACATACTATTATTTTCTTGTTGAAACTACAGTTCATGCAGAGGACAGATGCTCTATGATATGATTTCATTGCAAAGCTTTTCGAGGCGTTCTTTCTGAGAAGTCTTTTTCAACTCACATTCCCAAACAATTAACACTTTCCACCCCATATCTGTCAGCTTTTTTTGATTTTCGATGTCTCGTTCTACATTTCGGTTAATTTTAGGTATCCAATATTCGATATTTGAAGAAGGCCATACGAACCGACCACAATTATGTTTGTGCCAGAAACAGCCATTCACAAAAACGACTGTATGATACTTAGGCAAAACAATATCGGGGCATCCAGGCAAGTTGCGTACATTTTTCCTGTATCGAAAGCCCCTAGAAAACAGGTGCTTCCTGACGAGTTCTTCAGGCTTTGTGTTTGTGCTCCGAATATGTGACATGTTTTTGCTGCGTATTTCTTTTGAATGATTATCAGCCATTTTATCTTTCAAACCGTTTTTCTATCTGCTCAAGCTGATCTGCAAGCTTTTCTGCAATCGCTTTAGCCATAATAGGTGGAACAGCATTGCCAACCTGCTGATACTGTTTATCCTTAGAGCCGCAGAAAATGAAACTGTCTGGAAACGTCTGCAGCCGTGCTGCTTCTCGAATGCTTATTGCTCGATTAAGCTCTGGATGAATCCACATGGATTTACGCACGTTAACTACTGTACCGCTTGGTTGATTATATGCAAGTCTCAAGTATATAGTATTCTGTGTGCGATTTGCATCTGTATATGTGTTGGTTTTTAAAGAGTCATTTAGAGAATGAAAGTTCTCGCCTTGTTTTATTGCCTTAAACCGCTCCATAGCGGTTTCTCTTGTCTTGGTAATGATATGGTTAAACAGCGTGTCAGTATCACGAAGTGATTTTCCAAGTTCGCTTATATCATCAGCCTTTTTTAGTGGTGTTCCAATATCTTCTGCAACATCGGTTACAGTTGGAACATTCTGCAAATCACCAATTGCATCTTGTACCGTCCGATAGTCCTTTTCAGAAAAAATCCCTATTGGCAATTGCACAGTATCCGTCAATGATTTTTTTATGCCGATCACAATAAAACGTTTTCTTTTTTGAGGTGCACCAAAATCAGCCGCACAAAGAACATCTTGATTTATTTCATATCCGTTTGAATCTGTACCAAGAAGTGCCTTTAAGTAATCAAATACCGCGTATGACTTGATATATGCAACTAAATCTCCATTTTCTGCGTAATCGCACTTATCTACAACAAGATGATTATCGAATATTTCTTTCGACTTACTTAGCATTCGTTGAATCATAATGGCAGGTTCAATCACATCTTTTAATTTATCAGCTTCTAATTTTTCATCAAAAAATTGCTTTATTGCGCTAAAAGCCTCATAGGAACGAAGCGCTATATCGTTGCTTTCTATATCGTTTTTTTCCCCTTCATCTGCATATATATCAGCATATTCCAGCAATTTTTTCTTGTGCTTTTTCAATGTCTTGAGAAGTTTTTGATGATTTTTTGACATTTTATAAACCACATTTAGAGAAACATAACAATCCTCAGGCCAAATATTTGCAGTAATTGCTGATGAAGATCTTGCAATAGTTTTTGCACAATCGAACATATAAGCTTTATCTAAAAGGACAAGTTTTGTGCTCTGCATATGAATCTCATATTTTTCTTGGTCAAACAATTTATTGTCCGCTTCATCCAAATAAAAGCGATGCACATCAGATCGTAGCATGCTGACATTTTCCATAACAAAAGCCTTGGGGCGCAGTTCACGAATTGCTCTAATATACTGCTTTACTAACATGTTATTTTGGCTTATCGCATGGTTTTTCTGCCGATTTGCATTTGAAAATCCTTGACACGGAGGCCCGCCAATAACCACATCAATCTTACCGTATTTTTTTTGAATGTCATCATAATCAGCTAAGCATACGTCATCTCGTACATCGACACCCATATGATTCTTCTTATATGTTTTCTGCATAGCCGGATTATTTTCAAATGCCACTTTTATATCGTACTTTTTTGTTTGCATAAAGCCCAAACTTAGGCCGCCGGCTCCTGCAAACAAGTCAACAACCTTGTACATGGACCTTACCTCTGCATATATTCATTTTCATAACGCGCTTGCAAAAGCTCCCAACATTCTTCTTTTTTACACCACTGGCCTACATTTACTCCCGGAACTGTAGGATTCTGGAAGTGATTCCATACGAAGAAAGCTAATTCCTCTATGGTCTTCGCCATTTCTGCACTAATCATCTGGCTGTTCCAGATTTCCTGAGGATGGAATAAATCTGAATAATATTTCCCGATAAGAGCAATAGTGTAATAATCCTGCTGAGCTTTAAAGCCGCCAAATTTTAGATTTTTGATGATTTTATCGCAGCTATTGAACAATATCACCTTGGCAATCATCTCAGTATAGCTCTGCTCTGATGGTTCCGGGAATGTACCGTCTGAGACCATATCTGAAAAATAGATGAAATTCGTCTCCAGACCTTTACTTACAATATCTGGGTGACCTTGATATGCCATCATGCACTTTGCTGCTACAGTTTTAGAAATGCAACGATTTTTGGGACAGCGGTTTTTAAACTCTTTTTTTGCTGTCGCAGAAGGCTGGCGATTCAGTTCAACCAAATATTGTCCGCGAGCTCTCTCGTAGAACCAATAATCTGTCGACTTTCCTTTTGCAACGGGAATAGGAGTTGCTCTGGATAGACGCTCCATCTTCACGTGATATGCATCATTCGCGTTAAAGTCAGACATGTTAATCTTATTTTGGCTATTGGCATATTTGGAAATATTGTGAATAATATCCTCTGCCCGATCTTTCTGCTTGATAACAGACAGCTTGATTTGCACATTCACTTGATCCAACGGAAGTTTTGCCCTGTACGCGTTGTAAATTGACGCTGTGGTCTGCCCGCCATTTACGATTTGCCACCCGGTAATTTCTGTAATAGTCGAAATATCTCCATTACATTGGCTCTCATCAACAGCAACGCTTTCTGCGATTGTTGAAATGCCATTGTTGTATGCCATAAACATTTCAGGCTCGTTAGCTAACGATGCTTTGATTCCTTTATTAACATTGCCTGTTGCCTGCAAAAAAGAGCGTACATTTTTCTGAATTAGATCTTGGCCCTCGGCTTCATAAATTTGTGCTAAAAGTCTTCCAGAGATAACCCCAATATAACAGTCATAAATCGCGTTATCTCCTTTTACCTTAATCAGCGGCAGTGAAGTACCATATTTTTTCTTTAATTTTACAACAAGCTGGCAACAGCAGCGCCGCCAAGGACGGTTTGATATAGCCGTTCTATATCCCAAACATCAAAACGGATAGTTACTTTTCCGTTATGTGTATCATTCGGAGTATACTGAACTGTTTCATCGTTAGTTAACAGGATTATATTAACCGTTTCGATTTCATTCTTATGCGCTTTGACAAACTCATACGCTTGATAACCATCGCTGGATTCTTCCAAGGCTTCAAAGGCATCAGTGCCGCAAGTCTTATAAAACTTTAAAACTTTTCTTGAAAGTTTATCAATCTCTGTTTTCTTTATCTTTTCCGGCTGAGGCTTGGCCTGATACTTGCTTACGAGTAGCGTAAGTGAATGAAAATATTCGCTGTACGCGTATCCGTCCAGTTTCATATTCTCTCCATCTTTTTTAAAGTCCACTAGAGCACAATCCGAAACAAGAGTTTCTCCTGCTTCCGTAAGGTATGATAAAAATAAAGTTTTGAAAGCTATATTAGTAGATATTGGACTATTCTCTTTCACATAATTAAGGACTTCATCTTGAAATTCTCTGTAGAATTCAAGGATTTTTTCTTTTAGCACAGCAGTTTCCGCCTTTCAAAACCTTAAATACCGACTCTATACTTTGGGCGTAAGGAATACAAAGCGCGATACTTATTCTGTATGTAAGATCTGAGACACCCTGCGACAAGTTACTTTTTGTAATTTTGGGAAAGCCATCCTCAACAGAAAAGCAATAATTATCGCGCTGGTAATAACCGATGGTATAACTATCGGTCACTTCATCAAAGTAGCCATACTTCTTCAATTTTTCATCAAACTTCTGTAGCTCAGATAAATTCTCATGTAGCCTGCCGCGAAGCATTGCAACCAGTTCCGGAAGCGTCTCTCCTCCGCTTTGGCTTGTACGAAGTGCATAAAAACGCAGAAATAACTTTCCAGGAAGATCGCTGTTGTCCATTTGATATTCGCTGCTGATACTGGCAAAATACGGGGCCTGCATAGATGTAGTTTTCACTTCAACTGCATGTGAGCCAAAATAGAAGTCATGCGTTTCATCCTCACTGCCTGCCCAGTGTGACACAGACTCAAGACCATACGAGTCCAAACACTCACTTAAAAATAACAATTCGCCGTAAAGTCCTTGCTGTCGCTTTTCAGTCATCACGAGCTCTTTATTAGAGGCAAAGAAATTCTTCCATTTTGCCAGAACATTGATAATAACAGGCAAAGAGTCTGCATTAGATTTCGCCGCTTTCAGCTGACGTCTCAAATCTTCAACTACGATTTCAAAGATATCATCGGCACTATTTGGAAGTTGGAATAATGCTACAAAAGGTGTATCACTTCCATACGCAGGCAATGTGGCTGTTTCAATTTCGACACCTTTCCAGTGCGGAAATTTGCATTTGGAAATCACTGAAGTCACAGATAAAAAGGCCGACCGCATTTTTGTGGCAACATTTATTGCAAACACTACTACAATACCATTGTTAAATGCTGTCCGCCGCATCGCAAATGGCTGCGTCTGATTTGTTCCCGCAGATATATCAAACAATATTTCCTTGTAAATATCAGCCGTAAAGCTCATCGTTGTCTTTCTCCAATGCAATATCATTCATACGATAGGATTTTAGATTGCCTTTTCCATTGCGATCAGGAAATACAGCTGCAAAACCAAAGGGTGGTTTGTGATTCCCCTTCAATGCGGTCAGTTGTCCGGCATCTCCGATGGGATACAGAATCAAAAGACCGTTTGAAAACGCTCTAGTTTCTCTCCGGATAATTTCATTAACTTTTGTTGTTGCAGAATCATTTTTGTACTTTTCTCTCAGCTGCAGAACTTTGTCATATGCTTGCTTGTCATAATCGAGATACTCATGTCCAGCAGATGTCATTGCGTGAATGGAACATATGGCAGCGTCCACATACGAATCCACGCCATGTCCTTCTTCTCTGTAAATGCCGCCACCTATATTTTTGAGATCTGCAATGTCAAAATTTTCCCCGTGGCCACTGACATTAATTAGGCAAACCGTCCATGATTTAACACCGCCAATTCCATCCGCATTCATGGTTCTAATATAATCTGCCATGTACTTGCTGTTTGCTCTGGTAGCAGTTTTGGACGTTTCATAACTCTCAAGAAAATTTGCAACATCGTGTGCCGATACGCCCTGATAAAAGATGTGTTCGCCGGGAGCCTTACGATTATGTGTTTTTTGATACTGCTCTGTTGTTATACGGCAACCTTTAATTGCGTACAAGAAATCTTCAACGGCTTCAAAGTTTCTGTCATACTGCTCTCCATCAATATCAAAAACACGCGTTTGGCTTAATTTACAGCTAAAGTCGCGCTTGAATTCTTGACCCGTTCTCATTTTATTGCGGCTGGTAATTTCAAGCGTTGGGTGAGATGCAACACGCAATCCGAAGTCTCTTGGAGTTTGAACCACACTATTCATAAAATCGAATTGCGCCGCAAGATCTTCCGTTGCCATAGAAATATGGGAAAAACTTGCGTACAAAGAATCCGTAGTAAATAATCGGCAGGCATCCAAATATCCGGGGCGGAAGCCAAACCAACGGCCCATTTGCATCAAGGTGTCATATGTATTGGAACTTCGGGTAAAATAGCTTATCGTCAGCCCCTCAAGCGTTAAACCCCTGGAAAGTTTATCTCCTCCTATTACAATGACATTGAAAGGGGCTCCCTCGTGGTTTTTATAAAGGAGAACATCTTCGCTCTTTCCGTTGACGCTGTATACACTGATTTCCTTGTCAGCGATTAGCCTTTTGATTTCAGCCCATATACTGCTCCAATCGACATCAACGCATTCAGCCATATATTTTCTGAACTGTACTCGCATTTTTTCTGTAGTCGGAAGATAGTCTTCTTCCCAAATGGATTTGAACTCACTTTCGATTGATGGATCCCCAAATCGAATATAATTTTCGATTTCATCTTTAAAATATTTGATTATTCTCTGTTTGATTTTATTTTGCTGGCCAACGAATCGAACAATATGAACCAACATTGTGTTAGGTTTGTTCCGCTGGCCTCTGCAGTTTCTAAGCGCTGTAGAAAGAAGAAAATATTTCACAGCCAGTTTGAGTTCTTTGGGAAGCTCACCAACTGCATCGGTAGATTTAGTTCCTTTACCGAGATAGCCTGCGCCATCCGCAATTTTTCGATAAAGCGGCATTGCGGGAATGTCTTCACCGCCCAATCCAAAGAATTCCCTTGCGCCAATATATTGATCTGCTCTGGGAGCTCTATAGATAAAATCTCTGGGGAACAAATCGGTTCCATATCTTTCGTCGTCGATATGCGGAGGAATAAAGATGTTTGCAAAAGGGGTCGCTGTGTACCCAACATAGGATCTGCATTCAAATATGTTCAGCAGTTCCCGAATCAGACCATTAATTGTTGTAGGATTATAATCATCCAAAATGTTGCCTTGGTCATCATAGCTTGCTCTTGTATTGATAGAAGCCTGATCTGCTTCGTCATCAATAATGAGTGCAGGATATTTTGCAGGAATTTTCTTTTTTCCTCCAATAATTTCCGCACAGTAATTTTTTCGAAAGAATCGGAGAATCTTGCGCAAGACGGATGCATTCTTTTTTGTGACAACCATAAGGGGCGGCATCATCGAAACGCCCTCGGTCTTTTTGTTGACATCACCTTTTTCATCGCGCGTTGTAATAGATTGAACAGGCGTTTCAACTTGGTTATAGGGGCCTATACCAACGCCAATTGCATTACGCTCCCGCGTCATATCTCCGATACTTTCTAGGCTTGTTTCATATCCAAGCACTTCCTCATCAATACGCGACTGAGTCTGACTGCGAAGACTATTGTGAATACCAGATAGAACAATCACAATACGATACCCTGCATCATAAGCCTTATTGATCATTCCGATGTAGTGCGCTGTTTTGCCGGACTGAACATAGCCAAATACCATTCCCATGCGTTCACCTGCCATGCCCTTCCGCGGATTTGTCAAAGAATTCATAATTTCATCGGTGGAAGAATTGATATTTTCGACCGCTGTAATGCTCCAGGTATGAGTGCAAATCCAACAATCACGGGAAACCTGTTAATTCACACGTTCCACTGTAGATTGAAGTCCCATTCCTGGAAGCGATTCTGGGATTATGATACCTTCGTGGTATAGTCCAGAGAAATCCACCCTGCGCCAGATTTCAGTTTGCCCCACTTCGTTGCGCCCTGTCCAGTGCTTTCCTGCACGATGGTATAAACACCACCGTTGCGGATAGAGCCTGCCATGGCGTAATTCGTACCTGCACCCTTACGAATGTTCAGTACATCAGCCGTAACCTTCACCTTATACGGAGAGAATGCAGGCTTGCTCTCCGCAGGATACACAGTATTACCCGAACCATCGAACACCTTGTATCCGGGGTTCTTGTCTGCACAGGCTTTCGCATTCGCCAGGGAAGAGAATGCACCCTTCTGGGAAGCACTATCAGCCCAGGTCTTGCGGACACGGTAAAGCGTAGTGGTTACGGGCTTCTCTTCGGCAGTATTGCCGCCAAGACGGGCTGTAACCTTTGCTGCCAGGTCACCCATACGGGAATAGAGCCAATCACCAGGACAAGACTTATTTGCAAACCATCTATGTACAGTCAGAACCATTTCATCAGACTTCGGACTGTACGCCAGAGTCTTGTTCTTGTCACCGAACCAGAGCAGCTTCTTTTTACCGTTGCGCTTGCAAATGTCCACGCAAAGGTTAATGAGGGAAGCATATACAGCGTTCGTCATAGCGTAAGGGTGAGTCTTGTCAGACGCACATTCGATGGTCACGGCACGATGGTCATTCGCAGAACTGGAAGAACACCAGGAGCGGTCTTTCTCTTCCACACAGAGAGAGATTCTGCCGTCATAACCGATACCGTAATTGCAGCTTGCCTGCCGGGAAGGACTGGTGAAGCAACCGCAGATACTCTCCGCAGAAAGCTGACCGACTACACAGTGCGGGGTAATACGGTCAATCGCATGATTGCGGGGACTGTTTTTGTTAGGTGAGATTTTGGTGTAGGACACCAGAGAACTGTTACTCATTTTCATTTCCTCCTTGTCATATCGGGTAAGGTCATACCTCTTAATGACAGCCATAAGGTTGTCCACATATTTCAGAGAGGTTGCATACCCGTCAGCTTTGATATTCTCAAGGTACTGTCTGGGGTCAGTCACACCCTTCAAATTGGAATAGGTAGAAATGTTGGTGAAATCGAAATACCCGATGACACCATCCTCCATGCTTCCGAACTTGCACCATTCCATAGCGGAACTGGTGTAGGTTCCGTCTGGGTTCTGCTCACTGCCTACTTTGTGGTAAACACCCACGCAGGTCTTGCAGCGTCCTTTGCGATACTTCAAGCCAAAGTAGTTATGAGCGTTGACAGCCAGTTCAGACGTACCTTTGTCACTCTCAAGAATTGCCTGGGCGATAATCGGGCTGAACACGCATACATTGTAAGCGGCAGCATATTTCTTAATGTATCCGGCAATACTGTCAATAAACTCCTGGGTAGTCATAGGTCATCACTCCTTTATAGGAGAGAGGGCGAACCCTCTCTCCCACCTTAGTTTGCGCCGCTGTCAGTATCGGACTTCTTCTTGAGTACTTCGATTGCGGCAGTAATAGCCGGGGGAATATTGATACCCATGAGTCCTGCGTTCTCCACGATGGAGATAGTTTCGTTTGCCACGAATGCAATAACCACAGCGTCACGAATAAAATTAGTGCCAGTAATTAAATCCAGGCGGCAGGCAACCAGAACCACCAGAAGGGAAACACCCTTACGGCACAGCCCCTTCCAACCTGCACGGCTCTCAAGCGCACCATTCTCAGTCTTGCCGCTGTTATGGAACACACCTGCGACAATCAGACCTGTAACATAGTCAATCGCCATGAAGATAACCAGGGTTGCCAGAGCAGCGTCCCAACCGCCAAACAGGGAAGCAATGAAGCTACCCGCAACTCCGATTGCAGTACAAATCCATTCTTTCATAATCTTAGCCCTCCTTGCTGTAGTCCTCCCCGGTGATTTCTTTATACTCTTCCGGGGTAATCCACTTGCCTACTGCGTTCCACACCATCTTTTCAGACCAAATGCCCATCTTGTAGAACTTCTTAACCTTCTCAAAATTCTTGCTGTGTTCCATGATTTACACCTCCATATCCACGCCAGTCATCATTGCCATGTACTCAAGTTTACCCGTGAGTTCGGCATAGCGCATTTCCTGCTCAGTCTTTTCACGGAAGCAGAGATACCAACCGTCAGCGTACTGAACCTGCTGAATCAGTTCCGCATTGTGCATGACCATCTGAGTATCCCCGTCCACGATTGTGAGCGTGGAAAGGTTGTCCTCAAACACGGACACATCCACCTCAGTCTTGCTGACATAGTTGTTGCCATTCTGCTTGAAGCCCTTGAGTTCCGTGCCGTCAGCTAAAATCAGTTTTACCATAGTAGTGTTCCTCCTTTAATTTCTTGCAAAGGTCTAACATATTTGACCTCTGTAGCTTACTCATGTAGTGGCAGTGACCATTGAACCATGACCTAAACCAGTCATCGAAATCCTTCTCTGAGAGAATGAGTACCAGTTTCTTAGCCTTCCTTCTCATACCTGTAAGCCGTTTCGGATGAATCTTGTGAATCACCCGCCCGGTATCGGTAAGCGAATACTGAATCTGTAGAAACCTCCACATCTCAGACAGTTTGCATATCCTGGTTTTCCGAATGTTCACGGTAATACCCAGGTCATGTGCGATTTCCACAATCTCTACAAGCAGCCCTTTCAGAAACTCCTTATCTTTGTGAATCACATAACTGTCATCCATGTATCTGCCATAAAATTTCACGCCTTTTACAATCTTTATGTAGTTGTCAATCGGTATGGGATACGCAATCCCTGCGTCCTGCGCCACCTGGTCACCAATGTTCAAGTGTTTTCGCAAGAATTTCTTTCCAGTCAGCAGGCTCTTATCAACCTTGTCATGTTCCAGTGAGTTGAATACATCGTCCATAGCGGACTCATATTCCTCATCGGTCATGTAGGACACATCCACCTTCTCATTGTCTACAATCTTTTCCAGAAACCAGAGTGCTGTATCGTCATCAACGTACTTTTCAAACAACTCCATGAGTTTGTCATGTCGAATGTTGTCATAGTACTTTGAGAAATCCATCAGCAGGATATAACCATCATTGCTCTGATTTTCCCGGAAGAACCTGTGCAGGTGCGCTTCCAACCTGCGGCGGGTAAAGTCAATCCCTTTACCTTTCTGGCTTGCGCCATTATCGTAGATGAGGTGGTCTTTAATTGCGGGAGTCAAGACTTCATCACATAAAGAATGTTTGGCAATTCTATCCCGTATCTGTTCGCCTGTAATGGGACGTGTCTTACCACGCTCATTGATGACGAAATTGGTACTGGGCTGAAATTCGTAGGTATGCTCTTTCAACTCTCTTTGCATTTTGGACAAATCCAGAAGGTAGGTCATTTCATACCTCTGAACCTGCGGTTTCCAATCACTCCCACTCTTTGCTCTAAGATAAGCGTCATACAACGCATTGCCGTCATATATTTCACGTTGACAACTACAATTCTCGTAAGAAGTAGTATCGTGTTTGGTATTTACCATCATAGGAAGGACAACCTCTCCTTTCTCTTACTCCGAAACGCTCAAGTGGCTATTTAATCGGAGTATCGAAATCGGGGCGAACGCCATTAGAGTTAGAAGCGTTGTTGTTGTTCGCATTACCGTTGTTGTTGACATTGGAGAAGTTAGTAGCGGAAGCAGAGATTGCCCCTTTGAACTTGTTATCCGATTTACGCCAACCTTTGATAAGGTCTATCTCTCTTTGAATGTCCTCACCGAACCTCAAGAAAGAATTAACATCCACTGGAAGAGTTTCTATTGCATACTGTAGTTCCTGTACCAGTCGGTAACATTGACCGATTGCCAGGTCTTGATGAACACGCCGCTCCACCAACTCTTCATAGTAGGTGGGATAAATGCTGTTCGCAGTGTAGACGTGTTCACCGATAGACCTCAGACAATCAACTACAGCTTTCCGCTCATCCTCGATGAACCAGGTGTCAAAGGCTTCCTGCTGTTTGCGGAAATGGTCATAAATCTCTTTCTCAACGTCAGTAAGTTCTTCGTAGCTTCGCCCGCTGAATTTCTTTTCAAGACGTTGTGCCGCCTTTCGTTTGCTGTAGCCAAAGTCACGGAGCAGCAAATCAGTAACCTCTTTCCTAACTTTATTGAGATGGTGAAACACCTCAAACTGAGAGGGTTTCCGTTTGCTTTTCAATACTGACATTTCATTAGTTCCTTTCTACTGCACCCCACAAGGGGGTGCAGATTTTAGATTAACCGATACAGAAAGCGGGGCGAACGCCAATAGAGGAAGAAGCGCTGTTGCTGTCCGCATAACCGGAGCCGTTGACAATGGAGAAGTAAGTAGCGGAAGCTACATCTCTCAGCCAGTAGTCCTCTCGGTTATGCAACTTAGTACGGTCAAACATGAAGAGCGGGAACTGACCGTCACCCGAAGCCACGTTGTAGCCGTTACCATCATGTGCGCCCCACGCTACAGAACCATAAGCCTGTACTTCGTTCATTAACTCAACATCAGAGTCAAACCATGCCCAACCTGAAGGGGTGTTGCCATTTACAGCATTGGTCAGAAGTTCTCTCTTTGTAAGAACATGAGTGGAACCAAACGCCGCCTTGATAGTAGTCTTAGCCTGCGCCAGATTCGACTTATACATAGCAGAACCAGTGTAACCACCAGTGGTAACATTACTGGTATTCATCTGCGCTTTATAAAGAGAAGTATCTGGAACAATGACTACATGGTGTTTCGTAAAGTTGGTGTCACCACAGTTATAGTAGTAATCAAATGCTGCAATACGATAAGTCACGCCATTGATAACCCAGTAGTCACCAATATACAGGTCTGTGAACTTACCACTTGAAATTGCGGCATACTGCTCTGCTGTAACAGAAGTACCCAGGTTCTTACCACGGTAAATACAGTTATGTGCCGCTGCACCATCAGCCAGTACATTTCTGACTGAATCAATGTCAGCCTGCAAACCCTTATGAAGATTCTCTACGGTAATGACCTTCACGCCGTTACCATCGTGAATCAACATCTGCTCAGTACCCGTAACGGACAGAATCGCTTCCAGGTCTGCAAACTTTTTCGTCTGAACACTAATAGTTGCCATCTTTTATTCCTCCTTGTATTTCCAATCTGCCAGAATCGCATAATCCAGGTCATCCACAATCAGCGTGATTGCTTCATCATCTGTAGCAAGCGGAGCAGAGAAGTCATTCTGCATTGTCATCTGCTCAAGCAGAGTCAAACGCTCATCCAGTTCAGTACACTGATTTTGCAGGTTGCCCGCAGCGTCCTTACTCAACTGGTCTTTCATAGCCTGGAACCAGGCATTGTAAATTTGCTGCTGCTGACTCTCAAAAGCCGCCATACTTGCCTTGTATTCCTGTTCCAGATTATCCGTATAGTTGTCGAACTCCGTTGCTTTGGAATCAGCTTCCTGCTCAAACAAAGTTTTCTGCTCTGCAAAATAATTCTGGAATGCGGTATACAGGTCTGTGCCATTCTCCACCATGCTCATAATGGTGTTGAGGGCTTCGTTCATGCGGTTAGCGTCTTTTGCCCCGAAGAAAGATTTCTCTTTCCCGGTATAAGACGTAATGTCCTGGAAGGATACTGAACCATCTTCGTTGTTAATCTGGTTGTATCGCTTCAAACCCGCCCACACAGCGTCCGTATAGTCAACAGGTAAAAGTTCCCATGCCATTTACAAGTCCCCTCCCTTCATTCCGAAATTCCATGTAAACATCCTCCTTCCTTCACTCTCATTCGTGAGTCTGTCATACAGGTCTAAGGTTGCACTCTCCAAACGATTCAGTTCATTGAAATCCATCGTAGTGCCGTTATCGTTATAAACGGGTGCAGACCCGTAAGACATTCTGAGAGTGTTGGTGTTGAGGGTTTCCAGATTTTCTTCAAGCTGATTGATTTCATCAGCGTAGAAGTAATCACCTGGTACTCTGTCATCACCCAGGCTTACAAGGGAGAACTCCTTGTACAGCTTGATTGCCATATCCCGGAGGAACGTCAGATTGTTCTTGATACGGTTGAAATCCGAAGCATTGAACCTGTCACCCGTATAAACACCTTCTGAATTTGTACTTCCGTGCCAATCGGTCTTAGGTGTTTCCCATGCCATCTTCCGTCACCTCCTAACTGGATACACGTCTTGCGGTCACCTTACCGCTGAACGCCTGGTCAAAGTTGATTGTGTGCCGATAGATATTCACCTTCATTCCGTCATGGAACTCATTCTCCTGGTACACAATATCGTTTGCGTCAATCTCCGGGTTACCTCTGGTATCGTACTCATACTCAATACCTGCGGTATAATAGTCACCAATCCATTCAGCCAGTTCCGTAGCAATCGCCATATCACTGATAAGCGGGTTCGCCCATTTTATAGACTTACCTCTGCTGTTCAGTGACTTCGTGGCATATCGCTCCACGATTTTGTACCGATAGCCCAGGATTTCCAGACGGAAGGTTCCTGTCTTAGAGAACTTGACAGTCACATAGTAGTTACCCCATGCCGTGATACTTACACCACTGGAACTTTCATCCAGTGTTGCCCGGAAGTTGTAAGACGGTTCGCCCACATAGAAGGTTTCCACATCACCCGACTTCACGGTAATATCCTCACTGACAAGACTCTCTTCGGCATTACCCGGCTGATAACTGTAACAAGGTACGATAACCTCTTTGACCAACTCCTGCTTGATAGCTTTCGGGGAAGAAGTCATGTCCTGCCGCTCCATGGTGAAGTCAGTCACGTCACCGAAAGCGAAGTTGTTAAGTACAATACGGTTGTACGGCTCTGCCGTTCCCGTGAACTCAATCTTCATGGTGTCGAAATCATCAAAGTCCCGAAGAATCACCAGGGTCTTTGTAATCTCTTCCTCTACCTCATACTCAGTAACCAGTTCGTTATTGTTGTAGGTACGAATTACCATTCCCGAAGGAAGGGCATTACCGAACACGAACTTCACACCGTAGTACATACAGGCGGCTTCCTGCACGATTGTTACCATAGGGTTTGTGGTGAACTTACCGTCAGCGTCAGACTGCTGTTCTGAGATAAAGCCTGTGTTCAACGTCCTCTTACTTGCCGCCCGTGGCAGGAAGAACATTGTCCCGTCTGCCGTGGTGTAGTTACTTGCCAGTGTTGCATACTCATCTTTGGTATCATCCGTCAGAATCTTCGCAACGTGGGAGTAATCGGTTTCACCATTGCTGCTTGCCGCAGCTTCCGGGACGAAAGAGGATTTAATCTGAATCGTACCAACTCTGGACTGTGATAGAACACAGCGGCAGGCATTGGCTATAATCTGCAATGCTTCCTTGCAGGAAACACGGGGGATGGGGTTCTTCGTATACAGCTTTTTGAGTCGGGGGTCAACATAATAGTCTTTCTCCCCGGCAGCTTCCAGAACCTCAATCGCCAGGTCATAGTAGCTTTTGCCATTCGGAGCATACAGCCCTTTGTAATATTCCGTATCCATGTTTCGGAACACGTCCTGGCAGCGGATTGTTGCTGTGTAGTCATCGGACTCCCACTCAGAACAGAGCAGGTGATTTCCTCTGACCCATTCGATTTCATCAGAGTTTGGAAGCTGATACCCGTAGTAAATGTCCATCTCCTGCCCCGTTTCCAGGAAGTTGATAGCCGACTTCGGGTTGTCCACGTTGAAATACTTGTCATAGTTTTTCAGCGTTACTGAGAAATCAATCTGAGGAATGTCAGCACCAATCGGGCTGACATAACTCTCAAGCGAAGAACTCATAACAGAATCGTTGTAGTACACCAGTCCGTAACCAAAACGGAAGGAGTAGATACGCAGCCTGCTTCGTAGGTTCTTCATTTTATGAATCACCAGAGTCAGTGTGGTTACATTCTCAAGCACTTCCTCTGTAGTAAAAACAGCTTTGTCATTATCCCGGAACTCAACCTTTTGCCCAGTATTAGTGACAAAATCGAAATCAGTAGGATAGTTCTCACCGAAGTTAATCGTGATACCTCTGAAATCAGTCGGAGCCGCATGAAGATTTATGGTCACTTCATACAGTCCGTCTGATACCAGATTCTTTCCCACCAACCCTGTGTTGTAGAACATTGCTCCCGGCTTGTTCCGTGGGAGAAAATACATGGAACCGTCAACCCTGGTAAAGTTCTCTTCCAAAGTGGCGTACACCACATCGTCAGTTCCCTCATTGAACAGGTTGTCCGGGTTGGAGAAGTAGGCAAACTCTCCGCTGTCTACTTTGGCTTTCGCCTGCGCTTCCTGGTTGACAACTCCGAAAGAAATCATTATGTATGCTCTCTCACGGAGGGAGTCTTTCATGCTTGCCTTATACTCTTTGGATACCTTTTGCATAAAATCACTCTCCTACGTCAATCAGATTCACCTTGCAATTCCTGTAGTGTGTCGGGTGACCGTCCTTATCTACCCAGTAGGGTTCAGCCGTTCGGTTACCACAGTACATTTTGATGGTCTTAGGTGCATTGCTTACAGGGTCAATAAAAGTTACATTTACAAAGAAGTTATCAAGGATACTCAGTATCTTTGACCACTGTTCGGCAGTGAGCCATGACCATTCCAGATTGTCAATCTTGTACTGGTCACGTCCGATACGCTGACCCACCACCGTACCGTTTGCGTTACGCCCGGAATCTACAAGAGTGGTCACCGTAGGGGTGACACCTCTCTTGCAGGGAGGTAACGCATAACCGTTGATTGCCAGATAAGCCATTACACATTACCTCCTTATCCCGTAAAGCTATAGCCATTGGCTTTCTTCTGAGTGGTCACAGCGTCAGTCACCACACGGTTACCAACCTGCACCACGGTTTTCTCTTTCTTATCAGCCTGCCTACGCATATCATCAGCCATCTGAACCATGGTCGGTTCAACGTACTCATGGTAGAAATCCTCCATGGCTTCACGGAATCCCGTTGCGGAAATCTCCGTGCTGCTCTGTACGTTAGAAGAAATAGACCGGGAGAATGCGGCAGAGTCATAATATTTCAGAGCAGAAGTATCAACTGCCAGTGCCATTGTCGGACTGAAATTCGTGAAGGAATCAGCCCATGTACCGACTACAGACTTCGTACTCTTACCCACCTGGGCAATCGCATTGTTGAAACCTGCAACGGCAAAACCACCAATCTCATAAAAGACCTTAGACGGGGAGTTTACGTCCAACTTGTCCTCGAACCAGGAAATGATTGAACTACCCCAGGAAGAGATTGTGCTTTTGCAAGTATGGTACAATTCACCGATACCGTTCTTAAAACCACTCACTACGTCAGAAGCTACATTGTAGAAACCGTTGTAGGAGCAATGTGCTGTGAACCAACTCTTCACGCTGCTACCGAAGGTACTCATGTTACCCTGTGCCGCAGTGTAGTAGCCGCCGATTCTGTTCTTGAATCCATCAACCACACTGGTTGCGAAGCCAGAGAATGCAGAAGCGGAAGCAATACCAGAGAACCAGTTCTTCACATTGGTTGCCCAGGTGGTCATATTGCTCTTCGTATTCACATACGCAGAACCAATCTTATCCTTGAACCCGGTCACCACATTGTTTGCAAAGGTCTGGAAATTTGCGGAGTTCACACCGCCGAAGCCGCTGTTCGTAAACCACTCCTTCACATTCGTAGCCCAAGTAACCATGTTGGACTTCGTAGTGGTGTAGGCAGAACCTACCTTTGTACGGAAGCCCTCAATGACATTCCCGGCAAACGTCTGGAAGTTCGTAGAGTTTACGCCACCGAAGGAACTATTGGTGAACCATTCCTTGACCTTACTTGCCCAGGTGGTCACATTCGTTTTGGTGTTGGTATAGGCACTACCGACTTTGGTTCGGAAACCTTCAATCGTGTTGTTCGCAAAGGTACTGAAAGTATCGCTGTTCACTCCACCAAAAGAGTTGTTGCTGAACCAGTCTTTCACTTTGCTTGCCCAGGTGGTCACGTTAGACTTGACCGTGGTATAAGTACCACCAACCTTGTCTTTGAAGCCGCTTACGATATTGCCGCCGATTTCCTTGAAATGTTCAACAATACCCTTGCCGTCCTCACCCTTCGTGAACCACTCAATGACCTTGCCTGCCCATTCCTTAACCTTGCCTGCAATCTCACTGAACTTATTGAGTCCCTGTAAGAAACCTTCGACAACATAACCGCCCATCTCCTTCATTACTGTGGAAGGAGAGTGAATACCGAAGCACTCTTTGAATCCGTCAATGAACGGGTCAAATACGTTCTCCTTAATCCACTTGCCGATATTCTTAATGCCGTCCCAGATACCCTCAAGCAGACCCGCTACCCAGTCAAGACCGCACTTCTTCGTGCCGTCATCATTGGTGAGATATTCCTGGAAATACCCAGTAATGTCCTCCCAGATACCCTGCACGAAACCTGCAATAAAACTAACCGCAGCCGCCAGAGCAGAACCCAGTAACTTAAAGAAACTCTGTGCCACACCTGCAAAGTCAATGCCCTTAATACAAGCCTTGAGATTCTTCCACAGGTCTTTGCCCATTTTGTTCCAGTTATAGCTTGCAATCCACTCCTGGGCTTCATTGAATGCACCCTTCAAGAAATCGCCAATGCTCTTTCCCACAAGGCTCCAATTCAAACCGCCAAGCAAGCCAATCATAAAATCAAGGGCTACCGTGACACCACGAACCAGAAGTCTGCCCAGGTATGTGAAGTCAATTTCCTCCATTGCACCATTCAGCAGTTCTGCTATATGGTTACCCAGGTTCTTGAAGTCCGCTGTCTTTAGGAACCAGTATGCTGTCTGAATCGCACCATTCAGTCCGTATCCAATCTTGTGACCGATACCAGACCAGTCAATGCTATCCACAATCTCATTGAACTTTTCACCCAGTAAAGTACCCAGGGTTTTCCAGTCACCTGCGTCCAGTGCTGCTTTCAGCTTGTCGGTAAATTCAGAAATGCTACTGTCAATCGGCACGGTTTCAAACATATCGCCATAGTTCTTACTGCCAGAACCGCTTCCACTGGAATCCTTCTGACTGATAATGTTCAATTCATCAATGCCAACCGTAGCGTCCTTAATATCCTTTGCCGCTTTCTTCGCAGACTTACCCGCACCAGAGATAGAATCGCCATAGGAAGCCGCCGCTTTCTTCGCTTTCGTGAAGGTGGTTGCACCAGACATACGGGCGAAGAACTGATTGACAATGTTCAGCAATGCCGCAAATTTATCAATCAGAGCGTCCACCGCAGGAGCAATCATATTGATGAGCGGAGCCACCATAGCACCCATGCTGTTCTTGAGGTACTGGAAACTGGTTGCCAGACTGTCCATACTTCCCTTGAACGTACCGCCCATGAGGGAACTGTACATATACAAATTCTGAATACCTTCCTTCATTGCAGCAGTAAGCTGTGCAAAGAGGAATCGAATTGCACGGTACATTGCAATACGCTTTAAGGAAGAGAACAACTGACCCATACCCGAAGTTGTTTGCTTTACCTTGCTACTCAGTTTGGAACCGATAGTACTTCCCAGTTTCTTACAGGCATTCACTGCTGATTTTGCCGCAGTGCTTACCCCCTTCAAGGCGGCTTGAAATGCTTTCAAAGCAACACCGCCTACAGCAGAAAATGCTCTTGAGAACACACCACCTACACCTTGTAGAACACCAAGGAATCCCCTGGTCTGCGTAGCGGCAGCAGTAATCTGGGAAGTATACTGAGTAATGCCAGAGGTTGCCGCTGTAGCCGCCGCACCTGCATTCGTTGCACCCGCAGGGTCAGCAGGAGCCGCAGTCCCAGTAGGCGTAGCCGTCTGGTTCCCGGTAATATTTCTCATATTCGGAATCTGGATACCCTGCATATTCTGTAGAGCAGTGCTGAGTGCTTCAACCTTTTCCACACCAGACCAATCCAGACTATCCAGAGAAGCACCGATTTCAGTTATTCTCTTAGAGATTGTGGAGGAAATCTTGACATTGCTCAGAGAATTAAGGCTTTTCGTCAAATCTTCAATCTTCTCAATCCCGGACATACTCAGCTTTGCATTGCTGATTGCGTCCAGTTTCTTGCTGATATTGTTCAGACCTGCGCCGCCTTTGGTTGCTGCTTTCAGCTTATTGAAGCTGTTAATCAGAGCGTCTACACCTTTAGCGGCATTTTCGGACTTCGCTTCAATTTGAAACTCAAGACCTTCAATCTCAACTGCCATGATTTATTCCTCCTTCCGTTTGAATTTTGAATTAACCCCTGCCATTATCTGCTTCATGGCTTCCTTACCTGCATTCAGCTTCTTGTGATTCTCTTCCTCTTGCTGCTGTCTATGACGTGCTTCGGTGAGAGGAATCGGAGCCTGCCTGTAAGGAATAGGCTTATGCTTTTTACTCATAGCGTTCAGTACAGGGGAAGCGTCAACCAACGCTTCATAGAAATACAGACCTTGTAACCAGAGGGCTTCATTCTGCCGCTCTTTGACCTTTTCATCCATATCCCTGTAGTACCGTGCCATCTCACAATCACCATCCCAGTAATCGTGATAGCCCATACCCAGACTCATGTAATAACCGCAGAGTTTTTCAAAAGTTTCCCCGTAACGATAAACAACGGGCAAGCGGCGGTTGCCGCCGCCCGTTGCAGCCTGGGAGTCCGAACCCGTTACCAGTTCGCTTCCCAACTCACGTTTTTTACCGCTTTCTCATCGGGTTCCTCCATCAGAGTCACAATCGGGTCATTGTACATCTCTGCCAACTTACCAATCAGTTCATCCTTATGGGGCATACCCGCATAAATCTTGTCAATCACATCCTGCTTCACGAAACGATGGTGCGCCTTGAATGCACCTGCAAAAAGAGCAGGAAGCAGAGTCATAGGCTTACGGTCAATGTCCTGTGCAACAAAGCCCTCATCCTCCATCTGCTTGACAGTACGCCTGGTAAACTCAAGCGTGTATTCCTTATCTTCATAGGTAAAAACAATCTGTTTAGCCATTGCTCAACTCTCCTTTAATTCTCAAAATTAAATGTAATCTTACTCTTCGTCCTCAGTGATAGGAGTGGACGGGGCAATCGTAATCGCCATACCACGAACCTCATTCACGCCGCCGCCAGTAACGTAGACGGACAGTTCGCCTGCAAACTTGAACTTGCCCTCAGAACCCGTAGGAGTCGGGGAACTTGCAGTCTCAGTGCCACCGAACCATACTGCGTATTCCTCGTTCTTACCCTCAAGGGCTTTCAGAGCCTTATACTCAGTGTGGTCATAATTGGCATTAAAGGTCATTCCGTCATTACTCTGGACACCATTCACATAGGTCTGCATTTTGTCAGACAGAGTGGTGGTTTCAAGCAGTTCCGGGTCACCGCCCAGGTCGGGGAACTCAGTAATGTCAAGCAGCTTCTCCCATGCCGTTTCCTTCTTGTGCATGAGGAAAGTCATATAAGTACTTGTAGCCATTTCACTTACCTCCTGTAAAAGTGTTTTCCATCGGTTGCCACACGGAAGCGGGCTGTAATCCGATAGATTGTTGCGTCCTCCATGTTCGGAACCGGGGTCATAGCCGTGCGCCTAAAATTCATGGAGTACAATGCGTCATTGATTTCTTTGATAATCTTCTTGCATTCTGTTTTCTTACCCTCTGCCTTATTGGAGTAGACATTGATTTCAAACATGGCAATAACCATATTCTCTTTCATGCTGCTGTCCTGCCACTCCGTAGGGATATAGCAGTCACTCTGGGTAATACTCACATGAGGAAAAGAAGAAGGTGATTTCACATATTCACTGGCAATATCAATCTTAGGGAATTTCTCTCTCAAGATTTTTGCAAGCCTTGTATAGACTTCGTTTTCGCAGTCAATCATGTGTAACACCTCCTTGCTATCTCTGCAAATTTCTCTTCCAACTCTCTGACTGTTTCGTACATACTCATGTTTGCAGGGTTACCGTAGGTATGAACTTCGCCTGCGTGTTTTCCCGTGGTAATAACTTCACCGTTAGAACCAGGTTCACCCGTGTATCGCCATCCCTTTTCAAGCCGTCCCAGTTTATAACCGTAGCCGCCACGGGTGAACCCGTTCTTACCTGCTTCCGGGTGATTGTCTGGGTACTTGACACCTGTACCAAACTCAATAAAGAGGACTGAACTTCCTACAGCTACCACGGCTACTTTGTTGGTATCCCTGCTCTCTACAGACACGCTCACATCATTCGTACCGTCATAGACGGCTGTCTGGAACTTTGCTGTAGCCACCTGGACTCCCTCTTCGCCAAGGGCTTGTATGAATTTCTCAGTACACTCTTTCAACCACGTCTTGTAGTTCTTGAGTTCGTTAATGGCATTGTCAATGCTCTTTTCAGATAACGTAACTTTGATAACACGCTTGCTCACGATACGGTCACCTTGCTAATCGCATAAGAAATACTGTTAAGGGACTTTGCAACACGCCGTACCCTATAGTCACAGAGAGGATTGCCATCATTTCCGAACTCTGGCTCCTTATCCACAAAGAGCAAGGTGTTTTCGTCAATGGGGCAATTTGTATTATCGGTAATGAGTACCTTGTCATAGGACTCCAAGTTACCGAACATATTCACCTGGGCATATCCAGTCGCAGGTGAAACACTGCATTGCAGTTCAATAGGGCTTTCGTAGCCCACCTGGTATTCACCAGTTTCATTCCCGTCATCGTCCAGAAGCGGCTCCCTGCCTTTATACAGGCAGTAATGCACGGGCTTGAGATTGCGCTTCATCAGCTTCATAGAATCACCCCCGCCATAGGAAGGATTCGCCGCAGCAGGGTAGGGGGAATGTCACCATCTTCATAAGAACGGGAAACGCCGTTTTCGCTGTGTGCTGTTTCACCCTCTGCCCCACGCTTGTTCAGCATATAAGCGGCAATCTCAACATGAACCGTGTCATATTTTGCAGGAACCGTATCTTCCTCTGTATAAGGGTAGGCACGGGAAAGCACTACCCCTTTCGCTAAAGTGAGGTAAGTGGACAACACATCGTTATCCGTTTCCTCTGTCATGCTTTTGAGCATGGTCAGTTTCTCTTCATCGGTCATGTTGTCCACCTCCTTTTAATCTTCATCAGCCCGTAGTCTTGCCAATGTCAGCGGCATTCGCCACATAAACGGAACGGCTGTAGGTCGGCTTCTCAAAGGTAGTAGAAATACCAGTGAACTTGCCGTGATACCATTCGGGACCATGGTCAAGACCAATCTGACCGAAAAGCTGATACTTCTCACCCGCACCCGTCTTAGCAAGCGGCTCCAGGAAGAAGTTACCCTTACCCGGAACAGGCTGATAAACAGGAGCCAGAACGTCAAGGTTCAGAAGCATTGCAGTACCCGCAGGCAGGCACTCACCCAGATACAGGTAAACAACACCGATAGGAGTCACCACACTGGAAAGAGCGATACCGTTAATCTCACGGGCAGCAGGAACCACAGTCAGACCATTCTGAACAGCGTCAGCGTTGACCTGGAACAAAGTCACAGCGTCACACCACAGTACCAGACCGTCAGTCGGGGCATTCGCACCGTAAATCTTCTTTACCATGTCAGCAATGTCCCACAGACCCAGGGGCTTCTTAGCCATTGCCATAGTGTTAGAAGTGATAGCGTTCACCAGACCACGGGTCTTGTTCACCCCAGTATCAGAAGTAGCCTTGTTGTACACACCGTTGATAAAGGTATACTCAATATCACGGTTGACCTTCTGAATTTTAGCGGCAACCTGGAAGTCCAGTTCGCTCATCGGGTTTGCCTGCTGCTCTGCAACATTGATACCGCTCAGAGTACCCATATTGCTCTGCTTACCGTAAGAAATACCAACGGACTCCTGGAAAATCTGAGTGACGTTCGTTTTCTGAGAACGGGTCACAACATCAGCGTCCGGGGCAGTCAGAGAAGCACTCTCACTGATTGCAGGCTGAGAGCCATTACCGTTAGAGGTGTACTCCTGTCCAGTAACGAACTCTACATGATTCGTGGTTTTCGCCTTGCTACCGATGATGGAAGAAAGCGGGGTACGCACGTTACCCTTGTTAAACAGCATTCCAGAATAGTTCAGAACGCCAAAACTGGTTGCAAACGTATCTGCCATTGTCTTTTACCTCCGATTTTTACTCTTTCATCTGATTCGCTTCATCCTGCGCTTTCAGACGTGTATAGTAGGCAACTGCGGTCAAATCGCCGCTTGCCTGCGCTTCTTCGATTTTCTTAGCGTAATCCATGCTGCCCGTCCCATCAGAACCCGCAGCAGGTCTGGGAGTTTTCTTCATCTGTTCAGCACGAATTGCCTTTTCACGGGACTCATTGAACGTAGCCTGGTTCTTCATAACCGTGTCCATATCGCCGTCAACCATTGCGATTGCAGTACTGTCAGCAAGTTTCTCATCGTAGCCCATAGCTACCAGTTTGGTCTTTTTGTCTGCCAGAGCGATAGAACGCTTCAAATCGGTATTCTCCTGGGTCAGCTTTTCCATAGTTGCTTTCTGTTCAGCGGCAGCGGCTTCATCCGCAGTCTGCTTACCTCTCAACTGCTTCTTGTAATCAGCAGCTTCGGAATTGGCTTTAGAAAGCTGTGCTTTCAGACGATTGATTTCAGCGTCATTATTCTGACCTGCACCCGCAGCCTGTAAAGCAGTAGAAATCTCTTCCTCAGTCATACCTTCCTTGTAGGAATCTCCAAGCAAATCACTTAAATAACTCATAATAAAGTCCTCCTTGCGTTTTAAGGTGTTCCCTCACCGTGTTCTTCTGTTTTATCCTCTTGTCTGAGTGTGCGTTTTAAGGTGTTCCCTCACCATACAAGCAGGTCAATCCTGCGAAGTATCAGTTTCAAGTTTCAGTACACAGCGGCAGTTCACATTGTTCTCTGCCTTAGTGAACTCACCCGGTCTGGAAGCATGGTCACCATCAAAGGTATAAAACTCTTCGTCCAGAGCCACGCTTACACCTTCCAGGTATTTGTGAGTATCCCGAACGGCTTCATCCCGGACGGTCACCCATTTCTTTGAGACTCCCAGTCCTCTTGTAGACTGGAACTCATAGGCTCCATCCTCTTCCGCTGCATTGAATACCCTGTGATATTCAGATTCGACTAACGTCTGTAAGCCCGACAAATCCCCGGCTATCACATGGTCAGCGATTCTGTCCTCAAAGGTTTTACCGTCTATCACCTCATAAATGGCTTCCTCCATGGAACCCACGTCTACGGTCAAATCGTAGGCAAGCATATCTGCCGTGGCAGTAATGCCCTGCTGATAAGCCCGGATGAGCAGTGATAAAATGTCATCCACAATCTGAGCAACCTTTGAGGTCATATCCTTCCCAGAAGCGGAGTAATAACTGGTGGAAGTCAGAATGTTGAGTTCATCAAACGCAGCAATATAAGCTGAAAATGTATTGTTCATAGGCAAAATAAAAAGGGACTATGAGTTCGTCACTCACAGTCCCATTGGACTCACCAGAACCTCTGTCCTGGTGTTACTCTTTCATTCTCATCTTGCGTTTGATTTCAACAATCGTAACCTTGCCCTGCTCAATCAGCACTTCCACTCTGCTGCCGTGCTTGAGCAGCGTTTCCACCTGCTGCACCATTTCCTTTGTCAGTGTTGGAGTCATCGGTTTCATCCTCCTTTTCCGTATTCTGCTTTTCAAGCAACTCCTGTGCTTTCTTCTCCTGTTCCTCTGCATATTCCGCACTTAATGTGTATGCCAGGTCAGAATCAACAAACAGTCCGCAATGCTCAAAAGCAAGCCGTGGGTGAATCTTACTGTTCTTCAACATAAGGTCAAGCACCTGGGCTTTTTGCAGAATGTTTTCGTAATTTCTTCGGGTAAAGCGAATTTCAATGTTGCAAACCTTCAAGTCCATGCCTTTCAGAGTTTTGCAGATATTCAGAATCAGCTTGAGGAAAATCCTCTCACTCTTTTTGAACATCAATTCGCTGTCCTTTGCTCTTGCTTCCGCAGCAGACCAACCATCTCTCATAATGACCGCAGACCCGGTATCACTGGTAGACGTACCACCGTTGCGGTTCGGCATACCACAGATAGTCAATACCGCCTGGTACATATGGTCAACCAGGGTTTGCGTTTCGCCCTGGTTCAGAGTACTGGTCAGATAAGATACTTCGGCTTTCAACTGAGGGTCAATATCCCGGAACTTAATAGCCCCTTCCTCTCTCAGCTTCTCATAATCCTCAGACGAAATGTCTACGTTATGGAAAAGCATGAGTGCCTGGATGAACTGTTCAACACCATCCTGGCGGTTACTGTCCGTAAGGTTGATTGCGTCAAGGAGCGGGATAACCAACTCAAACGCACCGATACGGGCAATGTTCAGAGGATATTCGATGATGGGAATATCACCCAGAATGTGCGGCTCTGCCTTGATGATATGAGATTCTACAATCTCAAAATACTCATGGTCAGAGTAGCAACTATAGTGAACTATGCCGTTGTCATCCACCACATACTTGACACCCAGAAGCGGCTTGTTTCCAAGACCGTTGTTGTACACTACAAAAGTGTTTCGTGGGTCAAGCGTGTAGATTTCAAACGGGGAGTCATCGTCCTCACCTACGTCCTCATCTGGAAGAACCATTCTGAAAGACGTACCGCAGATATGGAACCAGTCAGCAAGTTCCTTATCCTTTGCAGGCTTCTCTTCGGCAAACACAAATTCGTTAAGCTGATTGATTGCGTCTGAGAGATTATCACCGTTACCACGGGAAACATACTGTAGAGGTTCGCCCATCAAATAGCCGGACTTGAAGGACACAATCTCATTCGCCCGGTTCTCCACGATTTTATTACAAATCTCTGGACGAACCTGTTTCTCACGGTTGAGAATCGGCTGTAATCCTCTGTAGTAGTACCACAGATATTGAATTTCACTTCGATTCTCCCAGTGATAAGGAAGTGCCTTATTGAGAATCGCAACCACGTTCTCAACGGTCACTTCGGTTTCATCAGACTTTATCATGCGTCTACCGTATAAACCGAAAGACACGCAAGCCACCTCCAATCCTACATTTTCTATTGTAATTATAGCACTCTTCAATGGTTATTTCAATATATTTCTTGATAATAGGTATGAAGAGTTTTTGTGTAAATTAACACGGTCTTTTGAACACTTCAACCTTCGCTCCTACCAGTCCACGCAGTTCATTCTCAAGTAGAGAAAGAGAGTCGGGTGCGTCATCATGTGGCACTTTACCAGACCGGGTGTAGGTTGTGACCTGCTTCATAAACATGGCATACTGACTGTTCCGTGCGTAGAGTGACGGGTCTTTGAAGTAAAAATGCTTGATAATGTTATCAGAAGCGAACTCGATACGGGTCTGCTTATTGCTGATAGTCCTCTTCGTTCGGATATTGCAGACATACTTTCGGTCAGTCAAAATCTGCTGTACATCTCTGGCGAAGTATGTGCCTGCATTATTAGACTCAAAGGTTCCTGCCACCACAAGATTATCCATCAGAGCCTTTGCACACTCTGGCTTCGTAACCTCTGGCGGGGAGTCATCGAACACTACGTCTACAATATAGACTTCATCCCCGTACACCGCAGCAATCGGCATAGAGCAATAGTCCGCACCCTTGTCCGCAGTATCGCAGACGGCAATGATACTGTCTGGCTCACGGTCTACAGGAAGTTCAAAGTATCGGTTCAAGGACGCTTCCGGGAAAAGAATACCTTTCGCTTCAAACGGCTGCTGCTGAAACTCAGACTCAAACTGCTCTGCCGAAAGCATTTCTCTCTGGTCACGGAAATACTGCGTGGTGAAAACCTTCCTGCCCTCACGAATGTATTCAAAGTTACTCTCATCCGTCACGGGGTCAAGAGCCGGGGTTTCAATAATCTTGCACCGCTTGCCCTGCTTCCGCATTTCCTCCTGTAAGTGACCGATAGGGTCATACAGAGAATATCGTGTACCGCAGATAACGATAGGCGTACCCTCAATGGCACGTCCGATAATATCACCCGAAATGACCTCCCACTTGTCATCAAGCCGCTGTCTGTTCTTCGCTTCCTCACGTCCCTCTACGCAGTCATCCAGGTAGAGAAGGTTGGTTGCTTCCGAAAGACCTACCTGCCTTGCGTCAATAGAACGGCACATGACAGTAGGGAATCGGGACTTATACAGAAGGTTAATGACCTTCGTATCGGCATTGGTCTGTACCAGTTTGCTCTCCGGGAAAATATCATAAAAATGATAATCGTTCGGCTGCTGAATATACTCAAGGCAACCTTTGTAGAAAGACTGAACAAGGTCATCGCCTGTACCCTCCATCAGCGTAGAGCGGTCTGGAAATTTACCAGAAAGCATATTCGTAAAGTTGATACCAAGCTGAGACTTACCACATCGTTTCGGCATGGAAATGGACAGAAAGTCCAGTTTCCCCTCAAGAACTTCCTGGTATCCTTCTACATATCGTCTAAGGTAATGGCGGCGGGGTAGATAGAACTTCTTGTCAAGCGGTTTTCCGTACTCTACTGCCTGCAAGTATGCGTCAAAATAATGGGGCGCACAAAACAGCAGGGAGCGAAACAGAAGATTGTCAAATTCCTCTGCTGTCTTAAAATCCCTGGTATCTACTGCCAGTTTCAGTCCTGCTCTGATTTCCTCCTGTAAAACCTGGTTCCATTCGTGAGCCAGTCGGAACTCTGCACCCTCATAGTCACGGCACAGGGCGAACTTATCATCATAGACTGCAACATCAAGCGGACTCTTTAAGATAGCCCGGTCAATGCTGCTTTTCATCTTACTATAATCCATACATACCTCCGTAAACAAAAAAAATGGAACCGTCAATTAAGACAGTCCCATTGGACAAAACCGCAACTCACTTGCAGTTACTTATTAACTTAAAAGGCAGGCACAAGCACCATACCACAGGTCTGACTACGACATTCCAGGTGACCCATGCACAAAGCCAGAAGAAGGATTTAATACACCACCACAGGAACCACAAGCAGCAGAACAAAATATAGAACATGGTTTCACCATCCTTTCTCTTAGCGTGGTAGGGTAAATCATAAAATCTGTATAAGTTTTCTTAGTAGAGTCTTTACTATAAAAACTTAGTGAAAAATTCGATTTTACCCTACCATGTCTGTCTGACCAACCTCATATCCACCTTCGGGGATAGGTGTTTCATCGGGAACAACCACGATTTTATATCCCATAACGCTCAACATATCACCCAGTTTTGCAACTGTAGTGTTATCGCTCTTCTTCGGATTCAGTCTATCCCAGAGAGCCGCTTGCGTAATGCCCAAGGTCTTTGCCATCTCAGCATTCGTTATATCATGCTCTGTCATCAGAGTCTTAATCAGTTCTTTTGAAGTCATACGCTTTCCTCCTGTTCAAGATAAGGATAGCATTAAAGTTCTATCTTGTCAAGTTATATCTTGAATCTTTTTTATTTTTGCGGGATTTTCCAGGCTCACCCGCCCCGGCTGCCGGGGGTCTATATCCCCCGCCGGGGGGTCTGTCCGTGGGACAGCCGGGACAGCCTGCACCACAGGCAGAGCGGCGGGACGTGGTGAAAAAGTTTGAAAGACTTTCAAGAAATATCTTGACAATAAAGATATATCTTGATATACTTGTATCAAGATAAAACTTGATAAACAAGTTCAAACCACAGCCGCCCGCCAGGGCAGCACCAACAAATAGGAGGTAAACAATTATGTATGATTATTTGGAGCAGGTAACCGCAGACGTCAAAGAATATGTAGAAGAAGAAATCGACTTGACAGAGTGGGCAGACAATCGGGACGGATTAGAAGAAAAATTAAATGATGACCTTTGGACGTGTGACAGCGTCACGGGTAACGCTTCCGGGTCTTACTATTGCAACGCCTGGAAAGCTGAGGAAGCATTAGCAAATAACTGGGATTTATTAGCGGAAGCCCTGGAAGAGTTCGGACAGGATGGAACGGACGTATTAAAAGAGGGTGCGGAAGCTATGGACGTTACAATTCGTTGTTACCTGTTAGGGCAGGCAATAACCGCCGTATTGGATGACCTGGAAGAAGATGGAGCGTTTGAGGAAGAGGAAGAAGAGGAAGAAGAGGACTAACACACGTTGCGCCGTGTATAAATAGCCAGTTAGGGCGCAAGCGTCCCGGCATTTTGCCGGGGGTCTGGAAAGTGTAGGCTTTCAAACCTGCACCACAGAAAGAACCGCATACAATAGCAAAATGCACAAATAGGAGGTTATACCATGCGAAAATACATATTTACCGAAAAAAAAAGCCATACATTCAAGCGGATTAACAAAAAGACCGCCCGCACAGCCTATAAAAACGGCTTAACCGTTATTATTTGCCCGTGCAACTTGCGCCCGTTCACACCCTGTCATAATGAACACAGGTTAAACAGAAAAGACCGGGCGCAATTCGTAATTGATGAAATCGGAGTTATAAACGATTTTAATAACTTGGTTGATTCGTTTGAATATTATAATTGTATCAATTCCGAAACGGGCAAATACAGCGCTTTTTATATCCCGGTTTGCACCGTGGACAGATTCACAGGTGAAGCACCAACGCCCGCCACACTGGGAACCGTGGAACAATACGATTATAGCTATATGCAGCAGTAAACTACAGCCCCGGACAGCTTCACCGCCTGCCGGGGCTTATTTCATAGAATGGAGGTATAAAACATTGATTAAAAAGACCTGGGAAACGCCGCAAGGCAGCTATTATAATCTATTTTCCGATATGCTAAAACAGCCGCATTTACTTGTAGCAGGCGCAACGGGCAGCGGTAAAAGCGTTGTTATTAACGGCATAATAACAACGGCATTAAAAGACAGCCCCGCCGCCGTGCAATTTATCTTTATAGACCCGAAACGGGTTGAATTGGTGGACTTTAGACCGTTGCCGCATACGCTTAAATATGCCAGTGAACCGGGGGACATGGTGCAGGCGTTACAATATGCCATGGATACCACGGAAAGCCGCTATAAAGCCATGCAGAGCCGCCACGAAAAGAATTACAGCGGCGGGGCGGTCTATGTGGTTATAGATGAACTTGCTGACTTGATGACAACGAATAGAAAGCAAGTACAACCGCTTATACAACGCCTTGCGCAGATAGGCAGAGCGGCAAACGTGCATATTATAGCCGCTACACAATGCCCGCTATCCGCTGTTATCCCTACCCCTATAAAAGTAAACTTTGATAGCCGGGTAGGACTCAGAACCCGCAGCAAGCAAGACAGCCGTAATATTTTAGGGCTTCTAGGGTGCGAAACCCTACCACGTTACGGACAGGGCTATTACATGACCCCGGCGGGCTTGCAACTGTATAATATACCCATGTACAGCCCCGCAGAGGTGCAGCGGCTTGTAAACTACTGGAAGCACCACAGCCGCCCCCGCTTGCGTTGGTTATAACACACGAAACCCCGGACAGGTTCACAGCCTGCCGGGGTTCTTTTATGTCTATTTGTTTATATGCCCTCACAGCCCCGCAGAGCCGTCCAGGACGGGCGCAAGCCATGCGGGGCTATACTTATACCATGACGGGAAGAAAGCCCGCAGAGGGGCGCAGAGGGGCGCAGAGCGTCCACGCCTGCACCACGGCAGCAAGACAGCACCACGGGCGGCGGGCGGTCTGTCCCTGTCCTACGCCTTGAAAGCATGGTGAAACCCCGCAGCCTGGGCGGGCAGGTCTGCCGCAGGGCAGGCAGCAGGCGGGCAGGGGTTGCCGCCCTTCTGCCCCTTCTGCGACTTTTGAAATTAGTCTTTCTGCCCTTCTGCCCCTTCTGGGCTTTCTGCGATTTCTGTAAAAGTCCCTTCTGCGACTTCTGAGCCGTCATAGGCACTCTCAAGGTATTTCTGCTCAAGGGCTTTCATGTCCTTCTGCTCTCCCAGAGGATTGTTCGGGGTGAGTACCATTTCTGTCTGGTCTTTCATGCCGTCATAGTTCTTCTGCCAGAAAATGCCAGTGACAGGGTTCACCTTGCCGTCCTGCATAAGACCCTCACGAAAAACGCCGCAGAACTGACGAACTTTTTTAACAAAGTCAGAACGGGCAGGGTTCCCCTTAACCACGTTCTCCCACTCCCACGCCTGTTCCTTCGTGATACCGATAGCCATATACGCAGCCTGGTTGCCCACCTTCATATCCCACTCAGAGCATTTCTGCACATAGTTCATAAACCTGCGCTCCATCTCTGCAACGTCCTGTGTATCCAGTGGCTCCTTCGGCATAATCTCCATCATAAAGGCAGTCACCTTCGCATTGTATCCTTCTGGCATTTCTGCTTTCTGGGCTTGTGTGATAGGACTATTTTCTCTGGCTTTCACCAGATTCTTAGGACTGCTTTCTTGATACCCTTCTGTTCTTCTGGGCTTTCTGTCCCGGCTTCCCTTCGGTCTGCCCATCTTCTTCTCTTCTGCCATTGTCCTTCTGCACCTCCTTCTGCTTTGCTTCTTCCTGCTCCCGCTTCCATCTTTCTACATAAGACTCCATTTCTGTCTCCTTTCTGTCTGGCATGAGGTTGGTAGGGCAAATTCAATTTTTACAGTAAGTTTTTATAGATACGCGCGTACTAAGAAAACTTATAGTAAAATCTTATTTTACCCTACCATGCCCACCTAATTTTGCCTTAAAGCTACTCCATAATAGAACAAAACGCCTTGGGTAACTGCCTTGTCTGCATACCATTCCGGGTGTGCGGTCAGTTCTGCATTGAATTTCTTCATGCTGCATACATAATACCCATTGCCCTTGCACCACATCTTGTAGTTATCATAGAGGGACTTCGCACGGGTCTTACCTTCTGCGTTACGCTCACACTTCTCTTCCAGGAATTGCAGTACCAGGTCATTGTCCTTCTCATACTGCTTAATAACCTTCTGCATACCCTGGGACATTTTCAGCCCGAAGCGGATATACTTGAAGTAGCCCGCCACTAACCATGTGAATATACCCCTCATTGCTTCTGGGGTTTCAAAGTAGTCCTTGAGTCCCTTGTCCTGTTCCTCATCTGTGAAGTGACGATTGAACTCAATAACACGCACACGGTCAGACGCAAACAAAGACTTATCCTTTACCGAAGGGAGGTCATTACAGGACAGCCACATAGTAAACTGCGGCTTGAAGGTGATAGCTGACTGATACAACTCACGGGCGGTAATGTCCTCACCACCTGTGTACTGCTTAATCGTAGCTTCATCCAGTTTACCTGCGGTATCTGACTCACTCATGGTAACCATACGCTTGCCTTTCAGCTTTGCCAGTACCGGGTTCGCTGCTTCTGCGTTCTTCTGGCGGTCACCACGGCAGATAAGTTCCACGGGAGCCACGGTTGAATAGTCACCAAGCAAGTGCTGAATAGCGTCAAGCATGGTACTTTTGCCATTGCGGGTGGTCTTACCATGGAGGATGAACATACATTCTTCCTTGCTTGTACCTAAGATTGAATAACCCAAAGCCCTCTGCAAGTAGTCTGCCTTGTCCGCTTCGTTCTGGGTAACTTCCTTGATGAACTGTTCCCATCGTGGGCAGGTAACTTCCTGCAAGGTGTATTCAAAATTGGTCTGCATGGTCAAGAAATCATCCCATCTATGCTCACGGAACTTCATGTGTTCCAGGTCATAAGTACCATTCAGACAGTTAATCAGATAGGGGTGAGTGTCAAACTGTGCAGCCGCAATCTTCATGCTATCCGCAGCGTCCTTCATAAGACGGTCACGGAAACGGCGGTCACCCATCTTTCCTACAAAAGCCATGTACTGCTTGCGCTTTTCCTCATCGGTAATCTCTCCGCAGTACAGAGCCATGAGTCGCACGAACTCCTTAATCTTCGCAGAAACCAGAAGCGCACCCACATCCTTGTGCCACTTGCCAGTTTCATAGGTGTACCAGGACTTTGCTTCTGGGCAGTAGCGGGTGTCATTCTGATAGCACTCAGAGAAGAGGTCAGCCATGCCCGCTTCATCCCAGGAGTACCCAGTAGAATCATCCTGGTAGGCGGTTTCCGGGTGGTGGTCTTTAATGTAATACAGCTTTCTGCTTATGTCCTCAGAGGTGATATACCTGCCATTGGACAACTGAAATAACTCATCACTCACTCTTCTGTACCTCCTTTCCATTTATAGAAATTGTGAAGAATGCTCTTTGCTGCAAGAATCCCTTCTTTGTATCCATCCTCACGTTTGAAGTTTGCAGTACGCCCGTAAGGGTTGTTCTGCATTTTCTTTGTAAGTTCGGATTGCAACTGTTCGTATTCCCATTGCTTCATACCTGTACCTCCTTCTCAAAGTCACGATACCGGGTACTTACCTGGTTTTCAGCGTAGTACAGGTTGTAGTCATTCTGCTCAATATACCACCACAGCTTCTTATGCCCCATCCGAAGATACTCTTCAAGGTGGTGCTTCTCTTCGTAGTTGTCATCAACCAACTGACGGAAACTCAACTCATCAATATCCGGGCTATTCTTTACAAAAAGAGCAATATCCATAATATCTTTGATGGTATATTCAGCCGTCACTACAAACACAGCCCGAACAATTTCATTTCCAGTTCTGCGAATGTGCGAAAGCTGCTCAAGAGTATTTGCATGGTATACAACCCTATAGCAATCATAGAATGGAAAAGAGGTTTCGTCCGTCATGTAGCTTGTGTGCATTTCTACAGGAATAGACCGTTCATGGTCATCAAAGTATACCCGGTGACTTTGCGTTATACCGAAAAACTTACGATACCACTCAATGTGCTTATCATATTCGTGAAGCGGGTCACCGCCACCAGATATTGAAATGATGTTACATCCGTTTGTTTTCAATGCTTCCCGCAGACTGTCCAACCCTGCAAGCGTTGTTTTAGGAATGTGAAGATTATTCTTTTTCACGATACAGTAGGGGCATTTATAATGACATCCGAAGTTTGTGATAACACTCATATACTTCATCGGCTTTCCTCCTTTCTCTCTTCATATTCATTGCACTTCGGAGTGCAGCTATAACATAAATCGTATTTCAAATCACAACACAGTCCCCAGTCACCGCTACCGATGAAGTGAGTACAGGTTGCACACGTTTCACCCATGGTTCTTTTCCTCCTTCATTATTTCTTCCCAGTCGGGTTCTGGCTCTAACGGGCATTGATACCACTTCTCAAGTGAAGGACAGGTACACCCCAGGTCAGAGTCATACCAACCACACCTGCAATCAAAGCAGGGATTTCCAGTTTCTCTTCTCATCGTCTGTACCTCGTCACGCTTTCTGTAATGGTTTGCAGTTCCCGGTCATCAAGCGGGGGCTTGCATTGAGTCATGTTGACAAATTTCAGTTCCGCATAAATCTGTGCCGGGGTGTATCCCGTGTTGTGCATTGCTCCTGCCAGGGAAGTGAGTGACAGGTTTCTGCCCCCGGAAGCAATCGGCGGGTAATCGGGGCGAACTGGAATCTTGCCGCCCTCTGGCTTATTGAACTTCGGAGCGTATATCTTCTGTACCAGTGCAGACTTCCCGCCGTTCTCTTTCTCAACCTCTTTGAAGTACTTCTCCACCACATAATCAATAGCTTCCTGGTTTTCAATGATAGTCGGAAAGATAAGCTGCTTCCCGGTCATAATGAAGAATCTGCGGGCTTTGTAAATCTCAACCCCCGCAAGGTTGTTCTTACCGTGGAAGGGAAGTGTACCCCGCAGCAGGATATGTACGCCACGTCCGCTTCTGGACTTCTCCGTGTAGGACTTGCAGGCGGTCATAATATCGGCGCAGAGAGGGGTCATAAGACCATCCTCAAAGCCTGCGTCAATATCAATACCAACCAGTCCGTTGTCTGCGAACACAAATCCCAGGTTATCATAATAGCCGTTCTCTACTGCCCACTCTGCCTGCTCAAAGGAACTCCATGTATCCGGGGCAGTAGAGGAAGCGGCTTTCTTCTCAAAGGCTTTCATGGGAATTTTGGAGTTATCCCAGGCACACACCCACTGATTCATATTCTTTAATTCCTCTGGTATTTTGGAATAATCCTTCATTCCCACACTCTCCTTATCCTGTGATTAACTGACTGTACGGCAGGGTTTCCACCCACTTGCAGAACTCACGCCACTCATCCAGTTTGTGATTCTGGCGGGAATGGTACATATTCTTGAGAACAGCGTAATTAAGCTGTACGGTTCTCTTCTGGTTGTAACAGGTCGGTAACATCTGAATCATCTGCCACCAGTCCTTCTTGTCTTTTCTCTGCAAGAAATCCAGACGGGCATTATTCATAGCGTCAATGACCATGCTGAACACAATGAGGTTCGTAGCAGAAAGGTGTTCCGTGCTGAAATCGCTCAGAACGAACTCCTTTGCCTGGATTTTGTGCATGGTGGAACAGGAGTTTGCTACAGTGCCTACCTTGTAGGTATCGTACTCTTTCCACCAATACAGGGGGGCGGTAATGTCTGCGGTCACGGTAATCATACGCAGATACTTCCCGTGGTCAGTTCCCGCAGCACCCAGGGTTTCCATCAGCTTCAAGTCTGCATTTCCAACACAGAGTTTGTTGTTAAATGAAGCACAGTCCTTATCGCAGCCACAACATTGAGTTGTATCGCTCTTATCCCAGGAATTTTTAGGGTTTCTCATACCACGGATAGCCGCCTGCCATCCGTAGGTTTCGACTTCATCAATCTTTATCACAACTCACACCATCCCTTCTGCGGACTCTCATGTAGTCCTTATAGTCCAGGTCATTCATCTTTGCCGCTCTGTGCAAAGCCTGCTTCTTAGTTCCCAGTGTGCCGGGGATAGGCTCTTTACTGCCTACCTCATGCACATAATAACGGCTACTGCCTTTCTGCTTTGATACGGTATATTTCAGAATCATCTTCTTCGCCTTTCTTTTCAGATTCTCTATAATGAACTCTGGCTCCAACTTGCATAAAACACTGAACCAGTCGGAGTAGAAGAACCGTTCCAGTTCTGCCAGGTTGCAGTTCGTAGTTGGAACAATGAACCCTGCCAGTAAACTGAGGTAATCGTCTACAGCTTGTTCCACAATCCCGAATCTGAGATTTTCCAGTCCAATATCATGCAAGTTTCGTCCCCCCCCATTACATAGACCTCCGTTCGGCAATCTCTGCCATCTTCGCAGCATTCAGACGGGTATCGCCATGAACACGGGAGTAGGACAGGTAACCGTTCATGCGGTCAATCTTCGTGAGGTTGGTGCTTCCACAGACCGGGCAAACATCCATCTCAAGTTCCTGGTGTCCGCAGTCATCACAGTAAGCAAGGGAGAGGTTCACACCTTCGTAGAAACCAAGCTGCATTGCTCTACGAACCAGGGTCTTGACCGCTTCCCGGTTGTAGGAAATCGGATAGCGAACGTACTGAATCTTGCCACCGTTGAACATATCCCAGAAACGTCCTTCAAGGTTTTGCTTTTCAATCGGGGTTAAGTCCTCTGTTACATGACAGTGGAAGGAATTGCTCACATACGGGCGGTCAGATACATTTTCGATAATGCCGTACTTCTTACGGAACTGCTCAATCTGCAAACCACACAGGCTTTCAGCCGGGGTTCCGTAGATTGCATACAACCAACCGTCCTCATTCTTGAATTCCGTAACCTTCTGATTGATATGCTGCATGACTTCCAGGGCAAACTCTCCGTCCTCTGCAATGGACTTGCCGTTGTAGAGCCGCTGCAACTCATTCAGTGCTGTGATACCGAAGGAAGCTGTCATTGGTTTCAGCAGGGGCTTGATTTTCTCAGACGGTTTGAGGTGTCCACCGTATACGCCGCCCTCACAATACATGATAGGGTTGGTACTGGCTTTCATCTCTCCCAGATATTCATAGGTACGTTTGTGAACCCCTCTAATCATTTCCAGGTAGTAGTCCAGGACTTCATAGAAGTCACGGCTTTCGGCTCTGGCTTTTGCCAGAATCATAGGCAGGTGCAGGGAAACCGCACCGACATTAAAGCGTCCCACAAATACAGGCTTGTCATCTGCGTCCGCAGGCTTCATGCCGCCACGCTCAAACCATGGGGAGAGGAATGCACGGCAACCCATAGGGCTTATAACTCTACCGTACTTTTTGTACATCTCAGCCACATAGCCGTCACCTGTAAGGGACAGCCAGTCGGGATACATGGTCTTGCTACTGCAATCAATACCTGCTTCAAACACATCCTCATTGAAGCCACCCTCACCGTGAAGGTTTTCGTCATAGAGGAAAACCAGTTTCGGGAACAGTACGGGCTTCTTAAATCCCGGCTTGCCCTCACCCTCCATGTGAACTTTGAGGAAGGTCTTGCTTGCCATCTTGCCGAACACATCAGTAGCCAGTCCGAAGGTCATAGTAATGAATGGATAATCACCACGGGAAGAACCCACAGTGTTCAGCTTCATCTCAATACCCTGGAAGCCCTGCTCATAATCACGCTGCACCTTGCTCATAGCCCAGTCCTTTACGTCCTGGGTGAAGGTTTGCTGATTGCGGATTTCCATGTACTCAGCGCAGTACTTCTTGTAGGACTTCTCTGCATACGGAGCCAGAATCTTGTCCACCTCCGGGACAGTGAAGCCGCCATACTGCTGTGAAGCTGTAGCCAGGATAATATCTCCCAGAACGTCAAAGGCGGTATCAAGAGTTTTCGGCTCATTGTACCAGACGTTGCCCATCTCAAAGCCGCCGCTCATAATAGAGGAAATGTCGCACAGGCAGCAGTTCATAGTGTCAAGGCGGGCTGACTGGTCATGGATATAAATGTATCCATCCTTGCAAGCCTGCAACTCATCATTGGTCATAAAGAACTTGCGGTACAATCGCTTATTCAGTTCGTTGAAAATCAGACAACGCTTCGTAGCAACCAGGGTGGAGTCCGTGTTTGCGTTCTCCTTATCACCCAGAAAACGAATGGACTGAGATTTCTGATAGACCTCATCCATAATGTGAACGAAATCCTTCTTGAAGTTTCGGTAATCTCTGTAAGACTTTGCAATCTTCGGGTTGACCTCATCAAGAACCTGCTCCACAATGTTGTGCATATCCGCAACGTGAACCTGTTCCGGGAAACGCTCAGTGACGATAGCCATAACCTTAGATACAATCTCATGGTACTGGGTATCGTCCAATTCAATCATTGCACGGGCGGCAGACTTACTGACTGCGTTGACAATCTTCTGACCGTCAAACTGCTCAATCGTGCCGTCCTTCTTAATTACTTTCATGGAGTATAACCCTCCCTTCCTTTAAGGACTGCGGGACATTGATGACTCTCTGGTTGGTGGAACCTGCCCAGTGATAACCCACATCCTTCAATGCTTCTTCAAAACGTCCGTCCACCAGAACGTCAATGTAGTCCAGAATCTCTCTGCCGTAAAAGTTCTCAGCCGTTACCTCTTCCCAGGTATACCCGGTATAGAGCCAGATAGTTTTGTGCGGGAAGAAATGCTTGACCTTCTTCACAAGCCAGAGAATCTGATACCGATTGACGGGGTGCAGCGGGTCACCCCCAGAGAGGGTAAGACCGCTGATATAAGGCTTGCTCAACTCAATACAGATTTCATGGAAAGCTGCTTTGTCAAACTCAACCCCGTCTGTAAAATCCCAGGTGATAGGGTTCTGGCAGTTCTTGCAGTGGTGTTCGCACCCTGCAACCCAGAGAACCACTCTCAACCCATCACCGTTGTTCATATCATCGTGCGTGATATTGTGGAAGTTCATTAAATATCGCCTACCTTACGATGAAGGGAGTTCTCCACCGTAAAGCCCTCTGGGTAACGGGCTTTCAGCTTGTCAATGTTCATCTGCATGACCGTATCAATGTCCGTACCCAGTGCGTCACACGCTTCCGCAATCATCCAGAGACAATCTCCCAGTTCCTTTTCCATGTGTTCAAGGTTCACTTCATGTCCCTGGTACTTCTTCTGTAAGATACCTGCAACTTCTCCCGCTTCGCTATTCAGACCAAATACTGCATGATACAGACGGTCAGCCTTGCAATCGTAGGGAATGCTGCAAGTTCTAATGGCTAATGCCTGGTATTCCTTACCTGTCATGGGTTAGTCCTCCTTATTCCTCTGTGTGACAAGTGTTCTGCACCTTGTCGTAAATATCTTCGTACAACTCCTGCTTATCGCCGTTGTATGTGTACTCTGCATAAATTCCATCTCCACTTACAGTGGTGGACGCAAGACACTTGTAATTCTGCAAGGTCTTACAACTCCAAACGATGAATACATTGTCCAGGTCAATTTTGGTTGCCCCAATCTGGTTGTTGTACCAGTTCACCAGTTTTCTTTTGCATACGCTTTGAAAATGAGCCATGCCTGTAATAACCATGGTTTAGTCCTCCTTCCATTCTTCCTTACTTTTAGGGGTATCGTTCATTGAGTCATGTGCTGCAAGAATTGCTATCGCCGCAAGCAGTACTGCACCACTAATGACTCCAATGATGAAAGTCAGAATTGCAATCAATACTGTTACCATGACTGGAATCCTCCTTAGAACTCATCGAAATGTTTCTTGATACTCTTGTGAGTCTTGTGGATTGCCACCAACTGCGCCACTACCACAATGACGTAAAGAACGCCTGCGATAATCTCCGGGAGCAGGCATACCCACCATACCCAAGTGATAACTCCCAGTAACTTTAAGACGATGAAAATAATCGTCAGAACCTCAGTGAATCCCATTTCCATATCCTCCTTAAATTTTGAAAATTCGTGCCGCCATCATGTCAGCGGTATGAGTCCACAGGACGTTCGGGTACTTCTCAATGGACTTCCCGTACTTATCCCAGTTCTCCTTGTCATCAAAGGCTCCCATGTGCCAACGGATACAAGCCATTTCCTCATCTGTGAGGTCAACAATCTTCTGTGCCAGAATCACGGACTTGTCACCGTGTCCCGGCAAAAGAATGTTGGGGTTGTAGCTGTATGTGCCATCCGGGTTGTGAATGTACGAATCACACTTGCAGAGGTCATGGAGCATACCCACAATGTAGGGGCTTGCCTTGCGCTTCCAGTTCAGACCCATTCTCTTTGTCAGAGAAAGCAGAGAAGTGGTAACCGCAAAGCTATGGTCAAACAGCCCGCCCTCATAGTTTCCGTGGTACTTCGTGGAAGCAGGAGCCGTAAAGAACCCCGCCGCCATCAACTGATTTCTCAGCATGAACACATCCGTACTGGACAGCCCGCCGCACATCAGCTTCTCAAACGCCTTGACACGCTTATCACGTTCGCTCATATTCTTCAATCCTTTCATTCAACTTTATAGAATATAGACCATTGGAGAGTTCAAAGGTACACTTCTCCCTCTCCGCAGGTCATTTAATTAACCCAGAATGCTGTCCAGGTCGAACTTCTTACCGCTTGCCTTTTCAGCAGGTGCAGCAGCCGCAGGCTTGCTCTCCTTCTTCGGTGCAGGGGCTTCCGCTTCGTCAAAACCATCCGCAGGCTCCTTATCGCCCAGACGAACGAACTTGAGCATTTTGCCCGGAGTCTTGTTAGACTCAACCTCTTCGTGGTCTACCTCACAGCGGATATAATGACCAACAAGTTCCTCATGGTCAATCTCCGTCAGAGTGTAGTCATTCAGTGCAGTCTTTGCGAAGTAACTGAAAGCGTTCAGACCTCCCTGGTTCAGCTCACCGTCTGCATTCAGCAGAGAGAAGCGTTCAGTGTGCTTCTGGCCCGAAGCAAGCTGCATAACAATCTCCATCTTGCCGAAGTCCTCTTTGTACTTGACCTCAACAATCTTAAAAACGTGGGTTCCCTTCGGAATAAGCGTTAAACCCTCACTCAGTCCAATCTTTGCCATTTTAAGTATCCTCCTTATAAGGTGTTTAATATATCCAGAGATTTCTTCTTGAGAGAATCAATACTCTGAGTACCTGGTGTGTAAATCTGCTTGAACAGGTGTTCCAGAACCGTAACCACAATGGAGTTTCCTGCAATGGAAATGTCCTGGCAAGGAAAACCGTATGTAAGCAGGTCAATATCGGTTGGCAGAGTCTTTTCGTCCACTTTGGTAATATCCCCCAGATTCATGCTTTCGGGAACATGGTGCAGAAGAGAATAGGCTTTACTGGCATATTTGTCTACTTCGCAGTATGCAAGCAGTTCATAGGGAATACCCAGATTGTCCAGTGCTTTCTCAAACGCTCCAATCCCGCTAAAAAGACTGAGGTATCTTATCATGCGGACTCCTTTCTGGCTTTCGGAGTAAAGCGGTACTGCGGTTCGGGTGTGCCATGATACTTCTCAATATCAATGCCGTCCTCCTGCATTTTCGCCATATCGTAGCCAGGGTCTTTCATGGTCTTAGAGGTAACCCAGTCGAAGGAAGCACCGCTGATAGTAACGGTCTTATCGCCCTCCTTGAACTGGCTGATAGCTTCCTTCTTGAGCATATCGGTAATAGTCTTATACCTCTTCTCATCGTCAGCTACAGTACCTTTGACCTCATCAATGTGTTTCTTCAACTGCTCTGCTTCGGCAACCAGAGCAGCAATGTCAGTGTCCGGGGACAAGTTGTTATCCCGCAGGACTTTCAGAATGTCTGCGTCCGCTTTCTCATCGAACTTCGGGGAAACGCCACCCTCAACGTGGGTTTTCCACCACTTCTCAACCTTCTTGACGGTCTTTTTCAGTTCGGGATAACGCTCAGACAGTTTGAAGGGACGAACGATGGTGTTCTCAGTGCTACACTGATATGCGTCCGGGTTCTCATAGTCCTTGTCACCCAGGAAGCTACACACCATAATCACGTCATCTACACCCAGAAGGTACGCATAGAGCGCAGCCTGTAAAGCGTAGTACTCCGGGACATCCTCAACCCAGTCCTCAGAACGCTTCGTGGTTTTCATCTCAAGAACCGTGGTAGGCTTGCCGTCCTTATCAACCAGAAGGTAGTCCCACATACCACCGAAGATAGGACTGTCCTTGAAGAAGTCACCCCAGGTTTTCTGGAAGTAGTCAGCCCCGTACACATCCGTAGGAGTGATGAGGTTGGTCATAAAATAGGACTTCTTCATAAACTCAGCCTGCTTAGGCTCAATCGTCTTACCTGCAACGGTATAGATTGTGTCCTCAAACGGCTCTTCGTAGGTTCTGGTGATTGCACACCAGGCATTGAACGGGGTTGTCCACTTGTTCAGCCCCATAATCGCCGCAAAGCGTGTACCCGTAATCTTCTTCGGACGCTTCGGCGGGGTGATAGTGATGGTTTTGTCATCATTCCACTTCATTTTTCTTACCTCCTATAAACAGAAATCGTGTATCCACTTCCACGGACAATGCCGTGGTCACAGGGTTCTCATCGGCTTTCACCAGGTCACTCAAGTCAAACCCAAGGCTCTTGAGATATTCCATTGCCAGTTTCGCATTCTTCATATTGCTTACATTGGCAATCACATTCCTGTAGTTATCGGTAATACCCTTAATCATTTCATTCTTTCGGGCTTTGATACCTTTTCTGATTTCCGTTCTTCCGTCCTCAAACTCTTTGAGTAAACAGGAACGAATTTCAGCTTGAGAACTCAGATTTGCCAGTTTATAAGAGATAGAACCATAGTAACCACAGAGGGTATCAACTCCCGGATATTCTGCTTTCACCTTCTCTTTGAAGGATTCAGTCAGACTGTAAGCCTGCTGCATGAGAGCTGCAATACTGGTTGCCGTATCTTCCAGACCGATTCTCTCATTCCTCTCTGCATAGTAAGTGTTGAGAGCCTTTTCGCTCTGGGTTTCTACTTCGGCTAATGCCTTTTCGCTATGCGACTCCAACCACTTAATGATTTGTCGTTTTGTCATTCTTTGCTTCCTCCAACTCAACGGCTTTGTTCAGATACCAGATTGCTTTCTGCAAATCTTCCATGCCGTTTTTCTTTTTGTGCCTGTAGACATACTTGAGAGCGTTGCACACGCAGAAGTTCTGCGTGGCTTCTACTCCCTGGGTTTCCACCATAACGTCAATGCACTCAAACTTCCCGGTTTCATAGTGAGCGGGATGGTTTACATTGTCAGCCATGACTCAGCCCTCCTTACTCACCGTAGGCGGCAATCATCTCACCAAGGTTCTGAATAAGCTGCTCACACGCTGCACGGGTGACATTGGTGAAGCCATTGGTTTTCATGGCAATCTGCTGAACAAACTCTTCCTGGTCGGAATCCTTGTCCATCAGAGTCTTGCAGGCTTCCTTGAGTGCCTTAATCTGCAACTCATCAGCCTGTCCGTCTGTACCCGTCATTTCCTTCTTCGCTTCCTCACGCTCCTTCGGAGTGGCAGGTGCGGCAGACTTCTTTTTCTTCTCCTTCTTAGCCGTTTCCGGGTTCGGAGCAGGAATCTCTTCTTCCTCTGCCGGGTCATCAGCACCAAGGTTAGCGTCAATGTCATCGGGTTCAGTAATATCCAGAACCGCCATCCAGAGGTAACGGCGCAGGTAAGTGATGGAAGAGCCAAGAGCCTGCATAGGGTTGGTGACGTCCTTGCCTGCGTTGCTCACAATCGGCTTCACCTCACGGTACGGAACACGGAACTGCATAGGTGCTTCCTCAACGTTGTCCACGTTATAGACCTTCATCACAGCACCCTCATCCGTGAAATCAATCTCCGTGGTAAGACCCACACGGGCGAAGATACGGGTTGCAGGCGGCACAATGTCCTCCAATTCAAAATACTTGAACTCAAGGTGCATATTCTTACCCGACTTCTGCACCTTCTGATTCAGAAAGTACAGTCTTGCTTTCGCCAACTTCTGGCGCACGTTCATTGCTTCATAAATATTAGCCATTGCTAATGTCCTCCTTATCTTTACTGAACTTCATACCAATCATCCGCAAGCATATCCGTCTGACTTGCAAGCCAACCAACGCAGAAACGGTCATCAGCGGTTTTCATAACGATGGACGGAGATACCAGGTCACCTTCAAGGTCTTTCACGCAAGAAAGGTCAGCGTTCGTGGTAATATCCATGCTGTGTGCCAGGAAGAGGAACATGCCCTTGCCGTTCCAGTTCTTACGGGCTACCTTCTTGCCCTTCTTGAGAGCAGCAATCGCCCATCCGAAGTTACGCAGCTTCTTCATCTCACCCGCAGGTTCGTTGACGTTCTTCGGCTCATCCTCATGTACGATTTCCCAGTCATCACGGGTGACCCAAATCATGTCACGGGGGAAGAGTGCGATAGTCGGAAGTTCCTTACCTTCCTCAAAATGGTTGATGAGTTCACCGTCCTGGTTCATGTACCAGTAGGCTTTCTCCCACTTAGGTAACTTAATCTTCTTGCCTGCCTTGAGTGCCTTTTCAGCTTCACTGAATTTCATAATCTTAGTCCTCCTTACCGAACAGAATCTCTTTTACTTTGGTTGCGAACAGCATACCCGTCATCGGAATGAGCAGCTTGCCCATACCTTCAATATTCGGGTCATTAACCTGTTCGTGAATTGCCTGCTTCACTGCTTCATCGAACTCAACCTTGCTAATTTTTTTTTTCTTCCATTGTCTTATCCTCCTTAATCGAATAATGCTAAAGATTTCTTTTTCAAGGAATTGATTCTCCTTGTATTCTTCCGGGGTGGTTTCACACCCAGGAACTCACGGATATTCTTCTGTGCCAGTTTCAGATACCAGTTACGGTCTACCACATCAATAGCCAACTCATTGTTGTTGTCTACCATGCAGTGAACTGGCAGACTGGGTACTTTTGCGTCCTTGCCTGTTACAGCGTGGGTCTTGTAGATGGTTCCATATCGTCTGTCTGCCGTAGCGTACACTCTGTTCACTTTCTGTACGGGAACCTTATCTTCACCCACCATCTGATAGCACCCGGAATATTTACCTCCAACCTTTGCAATCACCTGGAAGTCCAGGATATTCTTACTTGCCATTATCGTTTCTTCTGGGTCTACACCCTTTACAAAGTAATCCTGGATTGCCCGTGCGACTATAACCGCATTGTTGTTGATATTCCATGCGCCACCACTCATGTTCTCCCAGGCAGGGAGTCCCATTTTGGTGAAGTCAATGTTTGCATTGGTCAGAATACCTCTTACCAGTGCGCCGCCCTTGACCTTCGGCTTACCGTCACCCACGGGAACCTCAACGTAGTTGTTCACATCCCGCTGCACGATTTTCTGAATGAAATCCTCTTCCAGTTCAAACCCGGTTCTATCCTGCCATTCCTGGGTGATTTCCTGCCATTTTGCTTCATCGGAGTTGTCGAAACTTACCATGATACCATCCGTGTTAAGCTGAATGATTTTCAGAGTCGGACACTCACTGACCAAGTGCATTGACAGTTCCAGTAGGAGAAGCTGTCCTGTGATACAAACTGAACGTCCCATCAGAGGGTCATACAGGTCATTGAAAGCCACGCCATCTTTACCGTTAAGCATGGTTCCGTAGGTTGTGTTCAGTACCAGTTTCAGAGCGTTTGCCGTGACCTTATCCCCGGCTTTCTTCGCCTGTACTCTCTCTTCCAAGGTATCTACATACACCTGCGGGGAAGGGATATTGCGGCTACAGAAGCCGTATTTCTGCCCCTTTGAAAGAGGAATGGTCATCAAGTGTGGATAATAACTTGCCACGTCCTTGTTTCGGATTGACCTGCCCTCAGTAGCTTCTTCCACATAAGTAGGAATTGCACCGTGGATACCTCCGTAGGCTATCGTGCATTTGCACTCACCAATAGAAAAGTCCAGGGCGGCTCCCTTGTGCTTCACACCCTGTTCATCGTAGCCACCAAACAAAAGGTAGTTCGGAATGTTCGGGTCATGCAGCTTGTCGAAGAAGTCAAATACTTCCTTCGGAATGTACTGTCTCAGCAGCTTGTCCGGGTACTGATAATCTCTTTCGTCTGTCCATGGCTTCTCTGGTTTCTGGGCTTGCAGGTACACGCTTGTCAGTTTGGCATTGGTCATGTACATAGCCTGTCTGTCTGTCAGACCACGCTTCCTGCCTACAGCCGCCTTGTTGTCCAGATAGCCTTGCCGCAACTTGAAAAGAATCTCCGTTGCGTCCACATCGTACTTGCAGTAGTAAGTAGTCTGTGCCTTTTCTGATTCAGAGAGAACATGGTCAACATTGAAATCAACCTCTGTTTCCTCAATCGGGATACCCAGGTGGGCTTCAATCCCTTTAAGGGATACACCGTCCTGGCAATCATCCTTGAGGTCGAAACTGTCAAAATAGACTCGGTACTCTCTCAGAGCGGGAATGTCCCACCCGTTTAATTCGTGAACGATGATGAGGTCATTTATCTCCTTCACCTGTTCCGGGGTGAACCCACACATAACTGCCTTGAGTATGTGGTTATCGTAGTGCTTGTTATTGAAGCCACCCAGATACGGGTTGCGCTCCATGAAAGCCAGAACTTCATCATTGTCATTCCAGATAACCGTGTACTCTCCCGTGGCTACTTCTTTGAACACAAACAGCCAGTCATGGGCAAATACCTCACAGTCGAATATGTAGGTTCCCTCAACCATCGTCACACCGCCCTTCTTCCAGAGCCTTTTGCACCTGCAAGATTTCTTGTCTTGCCTGTACGCAGCGGCGAATCATTGACGCTTTGGAGTGTTCGGGAGGAATTATGCCCCACTTGTCGGGTGTGGCTCCCATACTCTCTTCCACGCCGTCCAGAAGAAGTTGAGCAGTAGTGAAGTGGTTCTTCATACTCTTCGTCATCTTCATCTTCGTAGTCCTCCAAGTCATACCACCAGTTATTTGCCCAGGAGAACAGTGCCAGGTATGCAGTACAAAGGACATTGATGAAGAGCATTGTCATCCCGTAGACTTCATCATCCAGAGCGCAGGCAGTGAACAGCCACGTTATGCCCACGATATATCCGATTGTTTTCAGAACTTTATTCTTCATGTCAATCTCCTATAAATTCGCACCCGCACTTCCTGTAACTGGTGCAGCGTTGTTTGAAAGATTTCTGCAATGACCGTATGCAGTCTACATAGTCATAAGCTATTGGCTGCTCCTTACCGTCAAAGGTTCGGGCGATACGTCCTACACTCTGAACTATCACCGCATAGTCTTTCTGAGGGGTTGTTAAGTACAATCTGTCCAGTCTGGGAATGTCCAGACCTTCTTTTGCCAGGGAATATGTTGCAAACAGATACCGTTTCTTGCCAGTCCTCATATCCTCAATAGCCTGTTCCCGTTCAGCTTTTCGCTTCTTACTGGTCATCTTTCCATCTATCACCGCTGCTTGCTCCCTTAGTTTCAAAGGTAACTGCTCATACAGGTATTTAAGATGGTCAACCCTTTCTGATAAAATCAGATTGAAATGCTCACGGTTCTCAACCAGGTCATCAAGAATAATCTTGTTTCGGCTCTCACATTCTGTGAGGTAGGTAATCATTTTGCAGTAGTTAATTGTGCCGTCACTGTTCAGATAAGCAGGACTCAGTTTCACGTCCGTACCTTTCGGCAGAACACTTACTGTCATAACCCTGGACTTCACTGCTTCATCTGGAACAGTCCATACTACTTGACCCAACATTGCGTAGGTTGCTTTTATCATGCCGTCCGAACGATGGACGGTTGCTGACAGCCCGAACTTATGTCTGGCACACAGCGTATTCAGCACCTTTGAGAACTGGGTCACCGCTGTAGGTGTGCCGCTTACTCTGTGACACTCATCCACAATCACGCAGTCCCACTCATTTCTATATTGGTCTAAGTCCAATTTGCACATGGTCTGGATTGTGGCGAAGGTCATAGCCTTACCGATATTTACCTTACCTTCGGTTATCGTTCCCAGTAGTTCTGAATCAACATACTGTTCTGCACGGCTCTTGCTCTGCGTCAGCAGGTCTTTGGTGTGTGTCAGCCAGAGGGTTTTCACCCCCAACGCACACGCCAGGGCAATTCCCATCTGGGTCTTACCAGACCCGGCAGGGGATTGTAGAATGCCGTAGTGGTTTATCAGCATTGCCGCAACTGCTTCTTCCTGGTAGTCATACAGCGGAACCTTGCCGCCGTAGTCAACCTTCTTCGGCTCTTTGAACAGCTTCTTCATATCTCCTTCCAGAAGCGGCAGGATTGCTCTCAGACACCCGAATGGGAGAATCAAGCTATTTCCATTTACCTCATAGAGATAAAGCGTTCGTGGGGTATTCCCAAGCCACAGGTGCATTCTGGCTTTTTGCTGATACTCTGGGTTTGTCATTTCCAGATTCTCTTTGCACCACTTAATCAGTTCGGGTGAGGGGTCAAGGATTTTCAATCGGCTCCCGATTTCTATAAACATCCATTTCCTCCAACCACTCTTGAAAGGTCTTGTACTCTGGAAACTCTGACTCTGTAATGCTGCCCTGCCCGTAAAGCTGTCGCAGACATAACTCATCGAAGTGAATCATATAAATCTGTCCATCATTCAGCTTCATAGCGAAGTAGCAATGCTCATTGCCCTGGGCTTCCCACATGGTCATAGCTGCTTCCTGGTTCGGCTCAATCCGAGATAACGGGAAGCGGTTGTTGGAACATACCTTGCAGTCAATCAAGACTGCTATGTTGTCCCGAACCGCAAGCACGTCTGCGGGTTGTCCTACCTGGTTCTGTGCCAGATTGTGCGCCCAGAAACCTTGCTCTGCCAGAAGTTCACACAGTTCCTCTTCAAAGTGGTTTCCCATTGTTTTGTTCACTTGCTTCATAGGCTTCTGCTCCCACTGCACCTCACAAGGAGGTGCAGATTAACGATTCTTGATTTTGAAAGCGGGGCGAACGCCACCAGAGTTAGAAGCGTAGTAGTAGTCCGCACGACCGAAGGCGTTGACAAAGGAGAAGAGAGGAGCGGATTCTCTGACCTTGTTCATCAGCCAGTACCACTGCAAGTTCTCTTCCTTAGTGCCATCGAACGCCATACGGTTTCTGCGCTTCTTCATCGGCTTCCACTGTTTCACATACGGGCTTTCGTACTCACCGTAGTAGTTCTCACCGAAAATCTCTTTCTCAGTCGGCAGACGGAGCAGGTCACCGTTGTCGAACGGAGTCATCATATCCGTGAGTTCAACCGGGAAGAGATTCAGAATCTCACCATTCAGCTTCTTACGCAGGTCACTTTCTTCGTAACCTCCTTCATTGGTACGGGTGCTGTTCATCGGGTACTCACCAGGCAGGCAATCAACCAGGCAGAAAATCATGCCGTCCTCTTCCTGCTGCATAGCCATAGCCTGCACCTTCACACCATCCGTGAGTTTGACCTTGATAATATCTCCAACCTTAAAAGTATCAACGTCAGACTTAATCATTCTTTTTACTTTCATTGTGTTTTCCTCCACTTGTACGGCTTACCGTATTTTTCTTGATACCAGATTTCAAACTTCTTGCGGTTTTCCTCATCTTTGAAGTATTCCTTTACCCTGTCAGCAAGGACAGAACAAAGTGCGCTTCCTTCTAATGTGCGAAGCATTAAGCCCCATCAACGAGGACGGAACCATTCTCATACTTGTCCAGAATATCTATGGACAATTCAATGATTGCGTCCGCTTTAGTACCGTTTCTGGTTCCCGAAATTACTGAACTCATCTCTGTCTTATCAGTCACAATACCCCGCAAGGCAAGCTGACCAATCAACCAGACGTAAGACAGCTTGTGCTTTTTAAGCCGCTCACGAATGTTTTCACGTTCCTCCACGTTTCCGCTTCCTCCTTTCATATTAGAATCTTGTAAACTAAAGTTGACAACAGACTCTTCAAAGGTTATAATGAAGCTACCACACCCATATACCATTGAAAACTCTGCGGGGTTAAATTTATAGCCCGGAGGGGCTATTTCTTATACCCTGTAAACAACTTTTGTTGACATACTCAGTATAGTAGAGATTTCCCAAATTGTCAACAGGTATTTTAGAGTTTTCCCAAATTTATTTTTAGGAGGGTTCTTATGGATACCTTAGAACGCATTTTGGAGTTACAAAAACAGTCGGGATTAACAGTAAAAGCCCTTGAAACTGCTACAGGTATATCTAATGGCAGTTTTAGCAAATGGAAAAAGGGAACTTATGCGCCCAGTGCCGAAGCCGTACTAAGACTGGCTAAATATTTTCACGTTTCTACTGATTATCTGTTCTGTTTATCCGATTCACCTTACCCAAAAGTAGAGATTTCCCTAACAGAAAAAGAGAAAATCCTTATTGACGCATACCGTGCTGCTAATGACATGGGACAGTTGAACATAATCTATGTCTGCCTGGATGAAATGAAAAAAGCAAAAGGGGACAACGCAAGTGCCGTGTGATTGATTTTGTAGAGTGGAGGAAGAACCATGTATGAGGATATAAAAACAGCCTGCCTATACGTTAGATTCTCAAGCCATAACCAGACTGAGCAATCTATTGAAGGGCAGACCCGTGTTTGCCGTGACTTCTGCAAGCGGCATAATATTAGAATTGTAGAGATATATGCTGACAGAGCCACATCTGCCAGTAAGGATATAGAGAAGAGAGTCCAGTTTCTCAAGATGATAAAGGACTCTGAGAAGGGCTTGTTTGACGCTGTAATCGTATACAAACTTGACCGCTTCGCCCGTTCCCGGTATGACTCAGCCACCTACAAATATCGCTTGAAGCGTAACGGGGTGCAGCTTATCTCTGCCACAGAGAATATCAGCAATGACCCGGAAGGTATCATTCTGGAATCCGTGCTTGAAGGTATGGCTGAGTTCTACAGTGCCGAACTATCCCAGAAAATCAACCGTGGTATGAGAGAGTCAGCCTATAAGCATAACTCTATAGGAGGGGCAGTCCCTCTGGGATATAAGATTGAAGATAAGAAACTGGTAATAGACCCTAAAACGGCTCCCATTGTAAAAGAAGCCTTTGAGAAATATGCAGACGGAGAAACGGTTGCTGAAATCTGCCGCCAGTTTAATGCCCGTGGGTACAAGACCTCAAAGGGTACAGCTTTCGGAAAGAGTTCTTTCACCAAAATATTCCGCAATGAGAGATACATCGGAGTCTACACCTTCCATGACTACCGGGCAGAGGACGCTATACCCGCTATTATTGATAAAGACCTCTGGGACAGGGTGCAGCTTAGAGTCGGTAAGATTAAAAATGCACCTGCCCGGAACAAAGCAAAAGTAGTCTACCTGCTTAGTGGTAAAATCTTCTGCGGACATTGCGGCAGTAAGATGAACGGGAATTGCAATGCGGGAAATTACTATTACTATCAGTGTTATGGAAAGAAGAACGGTAATGTTGACTGCAAGAAAAAGAACATCCGTAAGGAGTTCATAGAAAGACTGGTTGCCCAGGACGCTCTATCACTCCTTACGGATGAATATATAGAACAGATTGCTACTATTGCCTGTGAGAAGAATCAGCATGAGATTGAACTGGATTCAGCCCTCCCAACTATCCGTGACCGTATTCACCAGGTAGACTTATCTCTCAACAATCTTCTTAAAGCTATTGAATCTGGGTCAGCCCCGGATATGCTTGTGAAGCGTATGGGTGAATTAGAGAAAGAAAAGAAAGATCTGCAAGCACAGGCTAAGAAAGAATCTGAGGATATTGTTGAACTGGACAAAGCCCAGGTTATCTATTGGTTAGAACAGTTCCGTGGCGGCAGTATTGAAGATGAAGAGTTCTGCCGTATGCTCATTGACCTTTTCGTAAACTCCGTCACTGTATGGGATGAGGACGATAACACCTACAAGGTCACCGTTGCCTATAATTTAACCTCTTTACCGACAAAAACGTACCGCCTAAACAAAGGCGGCACGTTGTCGGATTTCACTTCCAATGCACCAAGAAGGTTTCTTTAA